GATGATATGGTATCCAACCTAAACTCTGAAAACGAAGATCAGTGTATGAAGGTAGGTAAAAATTACCGTATCAATAAAAAGATGCTGCGTAAGTGGGGATACGCGATAAAAATAGGAACAAGATATAACGACTGTCTAGTCGCTGGAACTCCTATCTTAATGGCAGATTGGTCACAAAAGCCTATAGAAGATATAACTGAGGGCGACAGTCTGGTAGGGTGGTCTTTTAAGACTAACCGTAACGGAAAAGGACATAAAAGATTTCTTACTCCTTCTAAAGTGCTAGCCACCGGTAAGCACGATTCTCGTCCGGTATTTAAGTACACGTTTGAATCTGGAAGAAGCGTCGTAGCTACTGAAACTCACAAATGGTGGGGTGGTAAGGGAAGTGTCAACGCTAATAAGGACGAAGGATATAATATTCTTTCATTTTCTTACGGTAAGTTAGCTTCCGTCCGTAGATTGCTGATCCCCAAAGATAGGAATAACTCGTGGGAAGCGTCTTGGTTATCCGGTATATATGACGGTGAAGGATCATTTGGAGGAAATCCGGGTTATCCGAGCGGTGTTATATCTATTGCACAAACCAAACATAACCCCAATGTACTTAATAAAATACGAGAAGTTCTTAGCAACCTCGGTTTTGAGTTTCACGAAAACTGGAGCGAACCGAGCAAGGGCAAATACGGACAAGAGCACTGGAAAGACAAATGTCAATTTACCATACTCGGAGGTTGGCCTGAACGGTATAGATTCCTGCGAGAAGTATCACCAATTAGGTCTACAAAAATATCAGAAAGTCTTTTTGGTCAATTGTTTACCAAAGAAGACAAACTTGTATCGATTGAACCTTGCGGCGAACAATCCGTATACTTTTTCCAGACCGAAACAGGTAATTACATTGCAGATGGATGCTGCTCAAAGAATTCGGATATTTATGGGGCTGAAATTTCCAGCAATGTTGGTAGCCTAAAAACAACTTCCGGTCTTGGGTGGGAACTGACTGAAAATCCAGCCAACAAGAGTTTGATATTGGTTGGCAGAGCGATGCAGGTTAAACCTGAAGTTCGCGAAGCATTAGTAAAAAAGGGTATACCTCCCGTTGATTTTTACAAAGAAGCTGGAGAAGAGGGTTGCATCTTTGTGATGCCGAAAGTACTTGACTATTCATCTTTGATGGTCATGTATAACGAAGATCGTCAAGGAAAAATGGAAGATGGTTCATTTGAAGGTCAGATGAATCAGAACCCTCTACCCGAACAAGAAGCAGTTTTCGACCTTCCCCTGCTTTTAAGAAGCACAGTTCCTTTTACCGAAATGCCGCACAGGGGTCCGATTTCCCACACGTGGGATTTTGCGTTCAGCAAGAAGAAATACAGAGATTTTACAGTCGGCACTTCGGTTATATGGGATGAAAAAGGCGTCGGATACACGAACGACCTTATCCGCGATAGATTTATAACTCCTTTAGCGCAGGCAAAGGCGATTGTAGAGTTTGCCCGCAAGCACCATCCGTACGTAATTGGAATTGAAGATGCGGGTGGATCTAACCTGCTTGGCCCAACGATTGAAGCAGAGGCGCTGAAGACAAACGATCCGTATGTGATTCAAGTTTGCACCAAAATCGATTGGATCAAACCGGATACACAGAACGACGCGAAACGCATTCGCATGGCCGCCCTCCAACCGTTGATGGAATACGGCTTGTTCAAGTTTGCGTACCATATTCCGTTTCGCCAGATAGTCTACGACGAGTTTATTCGCTGCCAAGGTACTAGGCAGACGAAAAATGATATTCCTGATGCACTATCCTACCAGCCGAGATATGCCCCTAGAATGTCGATGAAGGTTATCGAACAGGGAATTCCAAGTTGGACAGGCTGGACGAAAGAACGAGCTGCATACAATTTAATATTTGAAGAAAACTGTGATCCGTGGGGCAGACCCGGACAAGGTGGAGTATTTACTCACGTTTTCGATGAACCAAAAATTTCTGAGGACATTTTGTCTCAAACGTACGCTCCCGGCCTTGATAACATTTTGGGCGGCGGCTTGATAGGTTAACAAAAATTTATACAGGTACACTATGAAAAACGACAAATCTTTTGGGGATTTAGTTTCCCTTTCCGAGAATCAGCTATATCCACGCAACGCAAAGCCTTCCGACTTCGGTCCCGCACCTTCCGAGCAGAACGACAAGAGCGAGCCAGCACTTTGGGATCAAAGTGAAAACCAGTTCGCACCTCGCCACGCAGAAGACGCGGGCAAAGGTTCTTCCGGTGCAGGCACACCATCCAATGACCGCTCTGCGGCAGTAGCTAAGAACTTCAAGAGTTCGCAGAATCCACAGCAGGGTACTAGCGTGTCCAACGACAACTGGGTTGATTTTAAAGACGGACAACACAGCTGCGCAAATACCGGCAAAGCATAACCGTTCTTCAAAAATATGGTAGGAAGTTACTACATTTATAGTAATTTTCTACTGTATTTTGTTGACAAGTCTTTTGTTTTGTGATATAATATAACTATCATGGAAGAAAAATCACTACACTGTTCGCACTGTAAACGGGACCTATCTGTTAGTATGTTTTACACCAACAGAAGTCGACAAAACGGGTACAGCGCGAACTGTCGAGATTGTCACAGAGAATACTATCTTAAAAATAGAGTCGCGATCATTGCCTACAATAGCCAAAGAAAGCGGATTAGAAAAGCAGCCGCGCGTGCGGTACGTGAACAAGAGGAAAAGTTAAGAACGACGAAGGTCTGCACAAAATGTCGTCAAGAACTTCTTTTTGAGAAATTTGTTCGTAATCGTCACATAAAGTCAGGCTACGACAGTAAGTGTAAAAATTGCAGGAGCAATTACGCAAGAGAAAAAGGTTTCTCTAAAAAGTATTACGAGAAAAATAGAGAAGAACTGCTTGTAGTTAATAAGATATATCGCACTGAATATCGAGAAATTCTCAGCGCCAAGGCTAACGAACGTCGCAAAGAAAATATCCAGTTAAAATTAACCGATAATCTTCGTCGCCGTTTAAGAAGTGCTATTCAACGTGGATTTAAAGGCGGTTCAGCGGTCAGGGACCTTGGCTGTACAGTAGTTGAATTTAAACGGTATCTTGAATCAAAATTTAAACCCGGAATGACTTGGGGAAACTATGGTCATGGTTTAGATAAATGGACTATAGATCATATCATGCCTATGAAGGCTTTTGATCTAACAAACAGACAGCACGTCTTACTCGCCTGCCACTGGGGTAATATGCAACCTTTGTGGTTCAGTGAAAACATGAGTAAATCAGATAACATAGGATAATTCTTGGCTCTCTTAGATCAGCCCGCATCATCACCGCAACTTCCTATCACTCCTGCTCAAGCAGAGCATGCTAGGGTTACTGGATCTTTTGACGATGATGTGGTATTAAAAATTGTCATTCAGGATTCCATTAAGGCTGAAAATTTCTCTTCTACCAAAGCTTGGATCACTGGTTGGGCGCAGTCAGCGACCTTATTTGTGTCACCAGCCAGTACGATTTGTTGGGAAGGGACTTCTGTACCTCGTGCTAACATTCCTTTCTACACCGTAGCCACCACCGTGACTGCGGTTACTCCCCAAATTGTAAATGGTTTGTTCTATGAGAATCCTCCCTTTATAGTTCAGGCAAAACCTGGAACCACCGCAGACGCCTCTAGGGCAGTTGGTGAGATACTTGGTTTCCAACTCGAAGATATCAAGTTCAAACGAACTCTTCGTTGGGGAATAGCAAGCGCCGCGTTGTACGGTACTGCGATTTGGAAATGGGGCTGGGAATCTTACAAAAAGAAACGTACGATTTGGGAACGATCTGGATCGAACGTATCTATCCCATCCGGAGTTCCCGGCGCTCCGGATATTGATATTGAACCGGACGACGAAGATATCGTTTCACGCGATATTGAAATCAACGTAGAGCGTCCGTTTTTTGATCACATTACAAGCCCACGACACGTTCTCGTAGATTCAACCCTAGATGTTCCAGATATACGCGAAGCGAAGTTTGTTATTCACCGCATATATATGACCTACGATGATCTTGTCAAGATGAAGGATCAACCCGGTTGGAAGATCCCTTCTAAGGCTGAACTACTGCAACTATTCATGCCGCCAAGGGAATTGGCAGATCCAGCCCCACAGGAACTGACCGCTAAGAACCCGCTATGGGATTTTCGCGCAGAACCTCGCTGGGAAGACGCGACCATCGACCCCTTCAACGAACCGCTTGAAGTTTTGGAACGCTGGGATAACGAGAAATGCTACGTAGTTCTACAAAAGAAACTTGTTATCTGTAACGGAGATAATCCATACGGGGTAATTCCTTTCTTCTCGGTAAATTTTGTGGACGTACCAGAAGCTTTTTGGGGTATGGGTCTCGGAAAGCTGCTCGGTGCAGAACAGCGCTTGCAGCAAGGTGTAACAAATACATCGCTCGATAACATGGCCCTGAATCTTCAGGGTGTGTTTACACGAGTACGCGGGAAGTCGATCCCAACCCAGAGTATCCGTATTGCACCTGGCCGCATGATCGATGTCGAAAATAAGGACGACATCCAGCCTTTGAATCGCACCCCGAGTATTCCAGAAGCCTTCCAGCACTTAGGATTATCTGAATCTCGCGTAGGACAAATTTCTGGTGTAAACGAAATGTCCTCGCAAGGAATAGCCGGATCATCCGGGCACTCCAACCTAGCTCGCACCGCCGCGGGAGCGAACTTGCTCGGCGCAGGAGCAGGTAACAGACCAGCAGATTTTGTAGATAGGCTAGCCGATCAGGTTATCACGCCGTTTCTATACAACGTTCATGAAATGAATCGCGGTCTACTTCCGGTAAAGGAAATTAAACGGATTCTGAACGAAGAACTTCAGAGCGCGTATTTCAAGAACAAAGGCGATATCATTGAGTTATTGAACGCTGTTGTTAAGTTCAGTATCTTGGCTGGCGCAAAGATGTCAGTCAGACGTAACTTGGCTCAGGCGCTACCAGTACTAACGAATTTCATGACCAATCAGTTTGTGCTTCAGCAGTTAGAAGCACAGCAAAAGAAATTGGATGTAGACGAGTTCTTGCACCTCTTCTTCGAAGCCGCCGAAATGTCTGATGAATACTACTCTGTAGTGGTTCCTATGTCGGAGCAGGAAGTACAAAGAGCACAGCAGAATAGTCCAGCCGCTTTGAATCAGCAAAAGATTCAAGCGCAGCAACAAGCGCAAATTCAGAAAGAACAGTCCAAAGCCGCTGAATTGGACCAAGAAAATTACGCGAGAGCTGGGCGCGACATCATTAGGCACGCAATCGAAACTTCTGGATCGACGGAAGCCATAACCGGAGAACCTGGAAACGCTGGTTTTGGTGGACAATAGCTAAGACTTGTGGTATAATATAACTATATGTTCACACCAGACGAACTAGTACACACTTTGGAATTTAATTCTGCTCCTTTAACTGAAGAAGAGCGTACGTCGATCCAGCAATTTTATAACGGCAGAGCACTCCAACAATTAGTTATCATGCCCGGCTGGGAAGTTTTGTTGAGCGCTTTTGAATCCCATAAGCTAAACGCCACTCAAGAATTGCTAGACATCAATCCCGGCGATAAAGATTTAGTACTGGCCGCACATGCTACTGCGTATGCAGTCAATAAAACACTCGATAACCTCAAGTATGAAGTACTGAGTGCTATCGAATCCTCAAAGCAACCGCCAGAAATTCTGGCTCGGTTGAAACAGCAGTAACTGTCCATTTTCTGGACATCGTGTAGAAATTACTATGTAATTTTTATACACCATACCCCGTTGCACCCGATTGGTGCAGGAGAATGATTTCATATGGCAACACCTACAATTGATCCTTGGTTGGATGAAGATTTCCGGCTAGCAGATAACTCAAACACATATTTCGAGGAACTTCCTCGCATTGCTCAAGAAGAAGGTTTTGTCGAGCCTGCTCCAGAACCGGTTTCCGACCTTGTACCAGAACCGGTAGCGGCGGTTCCAGAACCAACACCTGCTCCAGAACCCGAACCGCAGCCAAGTACTATAACGGATGAAAACGGCGTTACCGTAACTATTGACAAACGTAAGGGTCAGTGGTACGCCGAAGTAGACACACACATTCCGGGCACGCAGCCTGAGAGATTTTACGGTAAGACAAAGGACGAACTGCTTACCCGCCTAGCGCTTGGAAAAGGCAACGCCACCAAACGGGTCCGAGAACTTGACCGCAAGGTGAAACTGGGAGAGGGAAGCGCAACTTCGGTTCCAATCAAGGCTAACGCGCCTAAGAAAGTAGTCGTCCACGACCTGACTGCCGACGAAGCATGGGAGTACAAAACACTTTTTGAATCCAACCCCGTGGCCGCGCAAGACTACTACTACGAGAAGAGATTCGGACTTTCCCCACAGGAAGTCGCACAGAAATTGAACGAAGTCACCCTGACGCACCAGCTCGCTGATATCAGCGCAGCGGCCAATGCTTTCGTTCAGCAAAATCCCGACTACTACCCAACACAGCGTAATTTTTACACAGTAGTTCGGTATCTGGTAAAGAAAAGTCTCGGAAGAGCTATTCAGCCAGACGAAGATATGGATCAACTTACCATAGACCTGCTCGAACGGGGCGTATGGACAGTTGAACACCTAGAACAGGCGAAAGACGACTTACTTGCCAGCGAATTGCTGGAAGTCGCGCCTCAACCACCGGCTCCGCGCCAGACTGTAAAGCCTGTACCGGAACCACAACCGCCTGTACCGACTCCAACTTCGGAGCCTGTACCGGCACCTGCTGTACCTCCTGTCGATAATCAGCAGCCAGCAGGCAGAACGCGAGCGGCCAACTTTGGAATACGAGTTACGGGCGGACCAGCCCTTGCCTCTCCAGAACAGGCGCTCCCAGACGAAGACGTTAACAATTGGTCCGACGATGTAGTCGAATCGGCAATGAGAACCTATAGACTAAATCGTCAGAAAAACGGACGTTAGCGCCACAGACGAATGTAACACCAATAAAACAAATGGCTTATACCCCATCTAGCATACAGGTATCTTCGGGTCAACTACCCAACCTGCTTGCAACCTACTAACTTTCTGGTAGGTAACTGTACTAAATTGGGGAAACTCCCTAGTGGACAATCCCAAGGAAACCGAATTGGCTCCTTAACGACTGAAACGTACAGAGACAACAGTCTAAGATACAGTCTGATCTCGCGAGTGATCGCGAGCACGCATCAACGGGAACGTTGATAGCTTAAACAAAACGACGAAAGAAAAGCAATTTTTTAACAATGGTTGCTTTAAAATCTTACCATATCCGTTAATCTCTCTTTGGTATACAATGGAAGAGACAAGACGGAGGTAACAAACTCATAAATGACACGAACGTCTAAGTTAGCCTATTTATCGGGAATGTTGGACACAGGTGGTTTCATCGGTCAAGATGACGGTGTAATTCACAAAATTCAGTATTCCGTTCATACAGGAAATACAACACGTAAAGTCTGCAAGTTCCTAGTACTTCATTTTGGCGGCGTATTCATCCGAGTACCTGACGACGAGAAGAAGATCTACTACTGGAAACTGACCGGTGAGAAAGCACTTCCCTCTTTATTAAAGGAACTCTACCCCTTTTTGTTCGAGAAAAAGGATGACGCAAAGTACGTTATCCAGAAAATGGACGAGTTTACAGAATCTTCACAGACTATGAAGACCAGACGAGAGATCGCAGCCTATCAAGCTGGGATAATTGACGCAACGGGAATAACAGATAAAATCACACCCCACAGCGAAGATATGGAAACCAATTCCGAACGGTTTCTTCTTTCTATCATCCCCTATTTGGTGGAGAAAAAGAAAGAAGTGAACGACATGCTACAGTCATTAAGAGTTTGCACCGAAACGACCATAACGTAAGACAAAATGTCTAATATACGAGTCAAAGAGAAGCATTTTCTCTAATTTGTCTAGTATACTACGCAATTTGAAGATAGAGTCTGTTCTCGTAAGTGATTACGAGTGCGCTGTTCACGCAGCCTAAACACACAGCCCTAACTTGAAAGCGAACACACCATCATTGAGGTGGTGAATAAAATTGGCTATATCGGGGAAACTCCCTAGAGGACAATCCCGAGGAAAGACCCGCAAGGGAATCCGTAACGACTACACGCCGATATCAAATGATATAGTCTCATCTGCATAGTAATATGCAGCGCGGTCAAACGTGACCCATAAGAATATGTCCTCGGAATGGCTAAACAGTGGCCGCTTCCAATGCACTCTGGAAATAACATCCAGTTCTACTCCTACGCTCTTCTGCCTGCTAACACAAATCAGGCCGCTAAACTTTTGGCGCTTTTAGCAGTAATGCTAATCGAAAATGTATCTATATCGGGGAAACTCCCTAGTGGACAATCCCGAGGAAAGACCCGCAAGGGAATCCTTAGAGACTACACGATACACATCCTTCGGGATGGTGATATAGTCCGAGCTATTCAGCGATGATTAGTTAACATAACTGGAAGGTACAGTAGGATCACCTATTTCCGAATCGTCAACCAAAATTAACGCGACCGTGGGTCAGTACAGCGATTATATCAACGCATCTGACTTGGCACTAAACTAAATCTGGTGCCATTAAATCCAGCCAAATGCTTCAAACTCTTGGCAGCAAGATTAGAAGCAGGTAACCCGAAAGGGAACCCCAGAGGCTAATACGCTGGACACCTTTACGGTGAAGATAGAGTCCGATCTTACATGTGAATGTAAGTTGATTTCAGTAGTGATACTGAAGATCCAAAACATAATTGTGATGTTGCAATTGACGAACCAGGTCTTCTAAACAACCTGGCAACAGAGCTAAACTATCGTTTGGCCCTAACCCTGAACACTCTTGTTCAGTACACCTCTGACACCGCAACGGGCGTCGATTCAAGCGTAAACATCCAGCTTGCAAACGGCACTTACTTGACCGCGAACAACATTCGCTCGGCTGTTCAGTCCCTAGTATCAGTAAACGCACGTCCGTTGTATCCTAACGGTCAGTACGGAGGGATTATTCATCCTAACGTAGTGAGAGACGTGTTGAACGATCAGTCCTGGAACGGCTTGACCGACATCCTCAAACGTGGCGACGACACTCGCGAGAAGCTGCTTGCACCGCTTTCAAACGACGACGTTATCACCTTTGGTGGTGCGACATTCAAGCAGACCTCCACTGCTCCTACTGTTACTATTGGTGGAAACACGTACTAAAAAATTTGGTACGAAATCTTGCTAAATCGGTGGATATGTGTTATAATGTATTATATTATAACTCACAATACCGAGGAAAGCCCTTGTATATTTTATCTCCGCACGACGCAGCTTACGCAGCCTCAGCAATGGATTGCGAAGGATGTATAAGCATATACCGCGTCAAGAACAAAAACCGTAAAGGTGTAGTTTGCTATACGTACGGTTGTAAAGTCATAGTAGGTAATACCAACAGAATTCTAACCGATTGGTTGTATGCCAAATTTGGTGGAAATCTTCAACTGCGCATCGTTCCAGACAAAAAGAACAAAGATTGCTATCTCTGGTCTCTCAGTCGGAAACAAGATATTCACGATTTCTTACAAGCCGTGAAACCTTACATGAAAATTAAGTGTGAGCAGTTACAATTGATGTTGGATTATCAATCTCTTTTCAACGTGAACGATCCTGCGAAAAGAGCACCCTATAGACTTAAAATGATGGAGTTAAACAAAAAAGGGCGTTCTGTAACGACTAATACGCAAGACACTACGACTACTTCTAAAGGAAGCCATGTAGTGAAGATAGAGCCTGAGCACTTCAGAGATGAAGTGAGAGCCCCACGCGTGAGCTTGGCGGCCTAAAACAAACCTGATAATACTTATCTCTACGGAGATGACGCGTTGTTCGCCGTTTTTCTTGGAAGAAATCCGGAAAGTGGTAAAGACTTTTGCCACTTAATTTAGCTATATCGGTGAACGCCTGTAAAGGTAACGCCGAGGAAAGACCCGCAAGGGAATCCTTAGAGACTATACGCTAGACACGAAAGTGAAGACATAGTCCGACCTCATAAGAAACTATGAGAATGTACTTAAAAGTACTTAAACAATATCTGGAAAGAAACTACAAATTGCTCTGGAAACTAGGCACTTTTAGCAGCAATGCTAACTGAAAATACATCTATATCGGTGAAGGCCCGCGAGGGTAACCCCGAGGCAACCTAACTGGGAGCCGTAGAGACTACACGATGCCATCCTACTGGGATGAAGATATAGTCCAAACTACTTGGAAACATGTAGAGTCGTCAAAGACGCAATAATCCAATGTATTCAGGAAGCTCCTCAACAGGGTAGTGTTTCTGATCCAGCAAGACAGATCGGTACGTCAAACTGCCGATTTTAAATCTATCTATATCGGGGAAACTCCCTAGTGGACAATCCCGAGGTAACCGCAAGGCACCGTAACGACTGACATGATAGAAGCGAAAGCTAAGATACAGTCTCATCTCACGAGCGATTGTGAGCGCCAACTAGCAGAGATGCTAAGTTGCTGAAAACAAACGGGTTGGTGCGCTTATAATGTTAAGTTCACTACGTCACTGCGTTAACCTTGGCGCAGTATAAATCTTCTCTAATCAAATTGAACCTCTCCTTTGGGAGACAACAAACAGCAAGATAATTTCGGCTGAAGAGACTAAACGAGAAGAAACCGCAGTCAAGCGGTTGTGCGATAGTCCGGACTGTATGGCGACATACAGAGATAGACAGAAATGATCTATCCCGCCGCAAGGTGAGTAACAACGATGCCCGGTTCAACAATGACTATAAGACGATTGCAATCAGAGACTTCCAGCAGCTAGTTAAAGTGCTGGTTTAACTGATTCAAGCAGCTAAAATAGTGCTTGACAAAACTCTTGATTCGGAGTATAATAGAATTATCTGATTGATCATCAGGTGCAATTAAATGCGGCGGCGGGCGTTCCCTCAAGTGCGTCCGCTACTGCAACTTGAGGAAAATATGAAAATCTGTAGAATATGTCGTGAAGAAAAGCTGCTTGAGTGCTTTAGTAAAGATAAGGGCCAGAAAGACGGTCTTCGTTCTCTTTGTAAACCTTGTGATGTTAAAAAGGTCAGGGCTAATCGGGCGAAGAATATGGATCGTACAAAACAGCGGTGGGCTGAACGGTACCAGAACAATCGAGAGAAAATGATCTCTCAGCAACAAGCCCGCTACATCAAGTATTTAGAACGGCATTTAGTTTATGCTGCTAAACAGAGAGCGAAAAGGTTTAATGTTCCTTTTGATCTTAAAGAAGAAGATATTATAATCCCTGAATATTGTCCAATTTTGGGGATAAAACTTCAGCCCAGAAGTGTTGATAGCAATAGAGACGGTTCACCTAGTATAGATAGAATTCGACCTGAATTGGGGTATTTCAAGGATAATGTTGTAGTTATGTCCTATCGAGCTAACCGCATAAAGAACAACGGTACAGCCGAGGAACACAGAAAAATTGCTGATTGGATGGAATCTAAGATTTGCAATTCCGCTCAACCTGTGCTACAATGATCTTATGTTATACAACCTTTCTCTACGCGGCCAGATGAAAACTATCGCATCCAAGGAATACCCGCATGACAGTGACGCTCTCGCGAACGGATGGTACAACAAGGTAGCCGCCCAGAATGACCGCGATTTTAAGATTTTAGCTTCAATGTTTCCGCTGTATCTAAAGGAGAGCCTGTGATAGAAGCAACAACTGTTCTTGGTGTAAATTTCCTTCAAACTATTTCTGCTCCTGAAAAATACACTCCGATTCACCCTTTGCAATTTATGAACATGATAAAGGCGATTGCAACGAAACAAGATGATGTCTTGGATATTTTTATCCACAAAGTTTCTGAAGAAGAACTAGGGATTAGCCCTAAAATTTAAAGTTAGCCGCGTTTGCGGCACCAGCCGGGTCGGTTTCCTACGCGATTCAAACTCCAAGGTTCTTGCCCGAATTAAAGAGTGAGATTGTTCGCGGTTCGGTATTCTGTCCGGAAAATGGACGAAGGCCCATAGCCTAACACCCATGACCGCCTGATTACCGGGGCAAACCAGAACAAGACCTCGCACAAGGACATTCAAACCTACCCGGCATATTTTAAAGAGGGACAATGGATCTACCCGAGATTGAAATCAGTTACGGCGATATGACGGATGAACAATCAGCCAAGTTTGAAGAGCAACTAAAGGAAACCTTCAAAGATTATAAAGTGTACGTCAAGCGCCACGACCCAGAACCAGATCCGACTGGATACCCGGTATGAACGAACACAATCAAGATATAGATTCTATCAGATACCTGTGCCCCGCTTGTAACACAGTTTCACTTAGGTTTTACCGAGGACCGTCCACTGCCGATCCATCTTACGTAATTATGTATTCTTGTCCATGTGGCGCGGAATTTAGTGACGGGATGCAACGAGCAAACCGAAGAAGCCGCTATCTCAATTACACCTTGACCGAACAGCACGTAAAGAATGGAATTGTTGGTCAAGAATTGTACGACGCTTGGAAAGCGGAACGTCCAGCGAACTATAACGGCCTATTATCCGTTGTCGATGTTTGGTTGTACCGAAAACTTAAAGAAGTAGATCCCAATTCATGCCAGTAACAGCATCCATTAGCGGCAATCTCCAACTCACCGATAACCTCGCGGGAGATACCACCTTTCTCAAGCAGTTGGTGCTGGGCTACGCAGCCACGGTGTCTTCGTTTGCGCAGAGCCTGAACATCGGCACTTCCCCTGCTACCATAACCCTGCCGAATGGGTCATCTCAGTTTGTTTACATCAAAAATCTTTCTACTGTAGCCGGTAATACCGTATCAGTAACCTGGACCCCAAAAAATGGATTCTCTGCGGCGGTGTTGACTCTTTCGCCCGGCGCAGCTCTCCTGTTCTCAGAAACCGATACCGCTAACGGTATAGTAGCCTTATCCTTGACTGCATCAGCGGTCAATACTCCTGTTGAGTACGTGTTAGCGAGTTAATATGCGTAAAAAGACACTTTATATAGTAGACGAAGACTGCGATTCAACTATTCCTGGTTTATCCAGAGTAGATAAATACACGATCACAAGTCCTCTTGAAGAAATATCCGTGTCCTTTGCTTTGGTCAAGACGAAGAACTGGCCGCAATCCGATTCTTACAGTAAAAATCTATCTCCAGAAGAAATAAATTTCCCTGTTGAGGGGCGGTTAATTCATCGTCCGAACGACAAATACCCTTTCTAAGAAAATACCAGTGAAACCTACCCTGAACCCAGACCTTTTTTACGAACAACGCAAAGAGCAGTTCGACCATCTTCCTGGCGGCATCCTTTTAGACCTAGCCAAAAACGAGAACGCAGAGTGGCGGTGGCGCAAAGCCGCTGTCGAAATCATGCTGGATCACAAATTTCCCGAAGCGAATCGCAGCGAGATTTCTGATTTACTGCGTGAAGTACTAGCAGACCGCACAGCCAAGAGTGAAGTAGAGGATGTGGTCGAGACCGCAATCGAAGGTCCGCTAACCAAAGCGAACGAATCCAACAAAGATCAGCCTTCTCTGTTTGCTGGGTTTACCACGAAAGATTTTTAATGTCTAACGCCATAATTCTCCTCTACCTCGCCAGACATGGAACCACCGTCTTGAACCAAAAAAACGCGTTCAGAGGTAATAAGGACGTACCTCTATCCTCAGAAGGAATCAGGGACGCACATCAGTTGGCTGAGTTTTTCAAAGACGAACCGATTTCCTTTATCGTATCCTCTGACAGGCAAAGAGCTACGCAGACAGCCAATATTTTAAAGGGCAGTCACGCTGTTCCCTTAGAAACGACTTCAGTTCTACGCGCCCTTAATGTAGGAAAGTTTTCAGGCCAGCAACGTACTCCAGAAAATATTAAAGAGCTTCAGCAGTATCTAGATAATCCAGACGAGAAAATTCCCGATGGAGAATCCCTCTCAGAGTTCAGAGGACGCATTCAACCTGCCGTCCGAGAAGCGATTGAGATAGCAGATGATTCTGCCCTTCCCGGTGTTTTGGTCGCGCACTCCAGTGTGGTTCATGAAGCTTCGAATCTGATACTAGGTTCCCACACCGCCTGTCTTGTTAAACCGGGTGGAGTTGCAGCCATCTATATATCAAACGGGAAACTGGGAATGCAGGCAGTATATCGCCCTTTCGAAGTTTCCGCTGAAGAGCTTGGCCGAGCCGATACTATCTCATAGGAGCGTTCTGTGCCCCAGACTCCTTCTTACCTTCGCAGAGTTTTCCTATCCTTTGACATGTTCCTTAACGTGTTAATCCTTGGCGGAGAACTCAATGAAACAATTTCCCGCCACGCAACTTGGTCCGCAAAGCAGGGAAAACGATGGGGCAAGATTCTTGTTAAAATTCTAAACTTCTTCATCAAAGACCACTGTCCAGTGGATGATGACTACGATTTTCCGCTCGGCGTATAGCGAGCAAAGCTTTTCACAACATATTACTTTTCGAGAATAATCTCAAATGAATGCAAATACCATAGTCGGCTACATTAACGGAACCAAACGGAACCAGATAGCTGCTCTTACTCTTACCGCCTTAACAGAATCTGCAATATTGGTCAATACGGATACTGGCACAACTGCTGCTGTTCTTGCTATACCTCTTCAAACCGCCGTCCTTGGATCTGCGCAATCGCTTGGACCTAACGGCAATCAAGCTAATCTAGCTCAATTTGGTGGCACACTTGTGTCTACCGGTGACGCAGGCACAGAAGCTCCTTATTTTAACTCCTCATCTTTTGACCTTGGTCGTCCTTTTAGAGTTCGAGTATCAGGAACGTACGCAACCAGCGCAGGTGCTGCTAATCCTGTTATTCTGTATCTTGGAACTTCAGGAGCGATAGTAGGAACTTTGGGTAATAGATTATCCACCCTTTCGTTGACCGCTGCGTCTACCGGAAACTTTATTTTTGATACCTATATTCGCTGGGATTCAGTGACCGCAGCCGTGTCTGGTTACTACACTGGACAGTCAGGCAACGCAGCACCTGCTGCTCTTACTTTTTTAACTAACGCAGTGGCTGCAACAACTCCCGCAGCTTTATCGTTCGTGCTCTCGGTTAACGCCGGAGCAGCCAGCGTGGGAACAGTTACGGTTTCTGAATTTTCGATTAGCCAAGAATAGTCTTAACCACGAGCGCTCTTTACGGGCGCTCACAACTTCACCCACGTTGTTTTAACCCTCTCGGAGACAAATTGCCTTCCTGTACTGATATCACAAACGCCCTTGAAGTTTTAGCCTCAGCAGTTCCAGACACCAATCAAATAGCCGATTTCACAAGTCAATTAGCTGTTACTTATAATAGCGAGCCAACTGTTCGTTCCGGTCAGATTGTTCAATCAACTTCGGGTGGAAACGCTATTCTTTCTATACCCTCAACTATTGATGTTGACGGAAAAACCGTTAAACTATTGATATCTGGATACTTTATTGGGGCCGGAGGAAATATTTCTGTAGCCCAAGGTACTGATTGGACTACTGTAAATGGAAGTTTAGGCAGTAAAAGTACCAATGGTTTTGTATTCGAAGTAGATTTTATGTGGAGTTCACAAACTCAAAACATAAATACCTCAACTGCATCTAATCCTATATCTGGCGTTACAAACCAAAGTAGCCTCCAATTCGTCATAATTGCTGGTTTTCCCGATCAAAATACCACAGATGCGATTGTTATTACTCACTGCAAAATGCAGTTTGTTTAATCTTTCCTCATAAAGTGTGCCCAGATAAATGCACGACATAAACGACCCACAGTATCAAATTGACCGCGATATCCTTGAGAGCGAAACTCTCAACGGACGAGAGTGCTGCTGTTGTCAGCGTATCCTTACGCTTAAGCACTTCAAAGCAGATCATACCAATCGGGATGGCCGAGCAGAACGTTGTAACTTCTGCGAGTCTACTCCTTGGCTATCCATAGACGAAAACACTGCCCGTCTTCGGGAACAGAACTACAATTCAGAAGCGCTCAAGCGCCAACGTCCGCCGTGGATCGACTCCATGAAGTGCGACATTGGCCGCATTGGGCGCGTTATGGACTCTCTTTCCTTCCTGAATAAACTCAAGACTCTGATACCCGGACTCCACTGGCTGTCAGGAAATGTGGCGGGCGACTTCTCGGTGTATATCCGCGACTCCCGCGAGGAATCTGGGATGCGGTATCTCTGGTACGTGCCGCAAGGCACGCTGCCCGAATTCTCACTCCATGAATTTGATGATCGTGATTGTCCCATCAAAGAGAAGTTACGCGGCTGGCGGACTCCGTTACTCAGGTGTCTACTTTCAGACATGATAACTGAGAAACAAGCCAACGATGTCTTTGGCAGCCCAGCAGAAAATCTAGCCAGTCAAGTTTACCGGACTCGGCTTTTCAACCACAGAAATAAGAAATGAACTTAACACTTATTTTTCTGTATTGGATGATAAAGGAATCTCTAGATTCTGACTATCGAGAAGGTACTTGGCATCTAATATTTTCAGCTTGGTTATTAGGGGCTGTACGTTTTATAGAAATAAGAAAAACCCAACCCGATTATACGTGGCGACAAGCCCAGTTATATACCAATCCTTTTTACACAGGATTTTGGTCAGACTATTTTATCGCTCACAATTTTTAATATGTCTTATATCTATTTCATAAAATCCGCTACAACTAATCTAATTAAGATTGGTCGAACTTCTGGAGAGCCAGAAACCCGTCTAAAAGCTCTATGTACGAGTTCTCCGGATAATCTATCCTTGTTGGGATTCATCGACGAGGGTAAGTCTGGACACACGGAAGGCTCGCTGCACGATAAATTCTTGTCCAAAAGAATACGCGGGGAGTGGTTTGAGGCGGACGCTGAACTTTGTCAATTCATAGATTCTATTTTAGCAAATAGACCGAAACTTGACGATAATAAAATTAAAATCAAAACCTCTGAAGATGTCGGAGCCGCAGCTAGATTCTTTCGACTACAAAAAGGTTTAACTCAATCTCAACTGGCGCAGTCAGTTGGTGCTAGTCGAAAATGGATTTGTGAGTTCGAGAGAGGTCACAACAGAGCGGAACTTGGAATAGTTCTACGAGTTTTTAACTGCTTGGGAGTATCTCTCGAAACTGGACCCAGAAACACTGATAGCACGATAGACAACATACTAAACTCATTAAAGAAATAACTGTCCAGAAAATGGACAAAATACATCCGTCGCGTCCGATTGGCGCAGGAGAAAGACAACATGGCAAAAACACAGGAACCAACCATTGCTGAAGATCAGCAAATCTCTCTAACTCTCGAACAACTCCAGTCTCTAATCTCTGAAGCTACAAAAGAGCAACAGAAAGACTCGGATTCTAAGTTCTCAGAACTTATTTCCGCGCTTATCGAGACCCGCAAACCCTACGTAGATCCCGGCCAGGAACTCAACAAAGAGGTCATGCGCCAGAGCGAGCGTCAACAGCAAGCAGCTATTGACCGCAATCGCAAGTGGGCGCAGGATTCTTGCCTACACGTCAAGGGACTTGGCGGCCAGGAACCAGGTAGCGCTTCTGCGTTCTGGATTCACAGGTCCGACACAGGCGAGACTATCGGAGTTTGCTCCTTCTGTCAGAGGGTTATCAGCAGCTTGAATCCTGACGATCAGAGATTTTTCGCGATGAAGGGATCAAATGTCCCCTCACAGGCGGGACAAAGAGCCTTCCTTGATCCTATTAAAGCCATGACCGCCCGTTTTTCTGAAGAGGAACGGAAGAAGATTATCGAACGGCTGCACTTTTCAGCCAGCTAGGTTCTAAGTGGCATCGACCATTACATTGGAGCGCACTGTAAAATATGTTCAGCGCTTCATCAGGAACGCCCCTCTAACTCTTGTTAACGACGGTGACCCGGCATTCCTCTCTGCTGATTGGGTGAGACAGTTCATTCTGGCTCCCCCGTTCGCGTGGAGATGGAACCGGGCATACGTGTCTCCAGTCACATGTACAATCGGAGTAGCTGATTACAAAGTAAAACTTCCCGATTTTGGTTGGATTGAAAAAGCATGGTTGAACTTTCCTATCGTAAATGGTCAGCCCGGCCAGTCGATTGAACTGGAAGTCGAAATGGTGGTTGCTGGAGACCAGTTAGTTAACCAACCTACCCGTATTACCGCCAACCTGGACGACGACAACGGAAATATTACATTCCGCCTCTTTCCCGCACCAGATCAAGCCTACATACTGAATATCATATATCAAAAGGCCGCGCCTAAGTTTGATTCCTTGACTGAGACTTGGTATCCCCTTCCAGATTATATGTCCTATATTTATACGCAGGGAATGAAGGCTCTGGCTTACGAGTATATCGACGAAGAGAAGTATGCGTTCGCCTTTCAAATGTTTTTGCGGCAGGTAACCGCAGCCAATGATGGATTGACTGAAACCGAGAAGAATATTTTCCTCTCCCATCAAATGATTACACAAGCAGAGCAACAGAATACTATGGGCACTGCCCAGATAGCGCGATCTGCTCGCGCAGGATCGTAACATGAAATTTATACTTTGGATTAAGTGGCTATTGGAACAGGCTTTAGGGGCCAACGCAGCCATCAGTTTTGGACGGGCAGTAAGCCTGTTGATAGTTCTGTACTTTCTGGTAATGGACGCGCTGTTTTTCTTCCACAATGGCCACCACTTTGTAGATAACGCAACCCTCTTGACACAACTTTCTGTCATGACTGCCTTCTACGTAACCAACAAAGCCCACGATGCAGTGGCTAGTTTCAGTGATAAGAATGACCAAGTTCGCTAAGGTACTACTTCTACTGCTTTTCCCTTGTCTGGCTCTGGCACAACAGAATCAGCAGAGGGAAGGTACTGCAATACAGAATGTATCTTCTTACGCAAAGTTAATCCCGCACGCCCAGATTACTCTTTGTAACTACAATGCCCAGTTTCAGTGCTCTGTTCCCGTGCCGATTTATTCAGATCAGGCACTTACATCCCCGATCACTTATCCGTTTTTAGCGGATGGAAACGGAAACTACGACTATTTTGCTCCCGCAGGCACGTACATTGAGCAAATCTGCATAACTGCAAACCAATGCTACACTCGTCCCCTTACTTTGATTTCGGGAGGATCTGGTGGGGGCGGCGGAGCATCTCCTAATCCTCCTCTTTACTCTATTCAAGCCTACAGTTCCACGGGTGGATTGATTTCCGACGCGTCGATCACTATAAATCCCTCTACTCATAGTCTGAGTTCTCCGGGTGTAAATGGCAGCGTATGGGCATTCCTAGAGCCGGGCTCAGATCAGGGCCAGCAGGTAATCAACGCTATCGCTGCGGCTGGTCCGGGGCAGGTAGTTAAGACACAGGGACTCACTGGAAACTGGACCACGCAGGTCAAGATCACCCAGGACAATGTAACTATCGACTGCTCGGGAACGACATTCAACTTCACTGGGCAGGACCAAGGCCAGGTTGCTGGCGTTATCGACGTTCAGGCAAACAATTTCAATATATTCGGTGGAGTGAATGGCCAGCCCTGCAACTTCTTTCGCGGGACGGGCACAAACATTCAAACGCTGATGTATCTGCGTCAGCCATCGAAGTACATCAATATTCATGATATCTACTTCGACGGCAACCGTGCGGGACAAAACTGCCCTGAGCTGACTTGTTTCTACGCCGAAGTAAAAAGTGACCCTACGGGAGCGTCTACAGGCGATATTCGCATGTGGAATGTGACCTTTGAGAATGGTATGAGCAGGCCATTCGATTTCAGATCGGTCAACAATCTCTGGATCCACCATTTCAAAGTAGAACACTGCGACACAATCAATCCGAATTTTGGATGCGAGGCCGGGTCAATTGATGAGGGTGGCGTATTCGCCAACGGTATTGGTGGTACCTCAATTGCCAATGGTGGATCTTTATACCCTACCAACGGCTCGGCGGTCCTAGCTTTCTCTGCGCCTCACGCAGGCGGCATACAGGCCACAGGAACACCCATCATCGCGAATGGAGTGCCTAACAATCTGACCTTGCTGACTACGGCGCACGACTTTACGGGTCCGCCCTGGGTAAAGATTACAGATTCTACAGGCAAAAATACAACCGCATCTGCAACCATCTCTGGTCAAATCACCTCGGTTACTGTGCAGAACGGTGGTGTATTTTCTGGATCACCTGCCGGAACCCTGATTTGGAACAACGAACCAGGAACGGGTGGAATCCTTATCGCAACCTACGCTGGCGGCGGCCTCGTTTCCTGCTCATTTACCGGTGGAACTAATTATGTCTCTGGATACGTAACAGGAACTCCTGTCTCAGCCACAGGAACCGGAGCCTTTGTGGTACTTACGGTCGGGCCGGGCGGTGTTGGAGCAGGATGTAGCGTCAAGAATGCTGGCGAGAACTACGCTAACACAGACACGCTTGCCCTAACACAAGTAGGCGGTACGGGCGGAACTTGCCCAGCTCAATTCACTGGAAGCGCTATTTCAGGGTGCCAAACGGGGACATTGGTAGGCGGCGATGGGTATTTCTCGTCGCAGACCGCTTTTCAGCTTAATCTGACTTCCGGCACGCAGGTAACTGCCCCGCTGTTGACGGGAGTCGTAACGTTCTACGTAAAGACGATTCAATTCACAAATGTGACATCTGGATATACTGCACCAACCTGCACAATGGGTGGTGGAGGCTCAGCCACGATTCCACCTGCTACCTGCTCAGTCGGAATCGGTAACGGTGTGTGGATCGGTACAAACATGATCGATAAGGGCACCGGCTACTATGTGGCAGGAGACCCAGCACCTACTGTAGCCTTGACCGCAGGAACAGGCTCTGGAGCAAGCGGCATACCGCAACAGCAGATCATCCTCAACCCGACCACAAATGTCTTTGTCTCAGACGGCCTAATTTCAGACTATTCAGACTCTTTCGCGACAGGCCGTTGCGTGAACTGTCACCTATCTCGCATGACGCTGCTTGGCCGTCCATATTGGGGAGAGACGCCACGCGCTACGGCTGGCGGCATCGATATGGCTGACTGTATAAGCTGCGATGCGGACCAGATCATTATCAAGGGCGCAAATGGTCCTCAATTCGGATTCATCGGATTTGACATCGTAGGTGTGACTACTGTCATGCCGCAGCACAATCAACTGAGCAACTTCGAGTTCGATCCTACCGCTACCGCACCGGGAGTGACTCCGCAGGACATATCTGGCTTCGATCAGTTGCTGGAAGTAGGAGCAGCCAGTCAGCCAGCTACCTGCACCGATATTGGAATAAGTCACGGCCACATGGTTGGTGTCAGAATGATTATCACCAACTGTGATCACGTCACTGTGGACAATGTGCAGTTCACGAACATCAACCCAATCCAGGGCATACACGCTGCGATTGATCTGCATCCATACTCGTTCATTCCACAAGTCCTGCAATCGATTGACATCCACAACAATACATTCTCGACGACCGATGCAAGTATCACTTCGGCAGTTCTCTATGAGTCTGCTCTGACTGGAAACTATCCGTTTACCCAGAACAACAACATTTACGAAAACGGTATAGCACCGTATCTCGATCCGGGCGGCATCATGGCTGCTTCAGTGGATGTTCAGACGATGCAAAAGAAATACACGACCCTGTACGGAACGCTTACCTCTCTACCCTATGGTCCAGAGTGGTCTACTCGCGCAGCCACAGGCACACAAGGAACTCCAGGACAACTTTCTATCGGAGCCTATTGCGGAGCCTATATGTTCCGTCCATACTCTGCGGCAGGGCAAGGACCAGACGCCTCCGGATTCATTTACGCTGGCGGCCTGATCTGCACCCAGCTAGGAACACCGGTTGGGGGAGTTGTTTCAGCCGCTCAGTCCATGATGGTACAAGATCCTCTGGGATCGGGCAATTTGGTTCAAGCAGAAATATGGGAACCAGGAGCAAATATATCCGAGCAGATGCACTACTTTGTGAAAGGTATTACTTTGGGAACTTCGGGGCCTACTTGGACTTTTGGAGCTACCACGCCATCCGGTTCGTGTGCAGTAAACGGTAGTTTTTATAGCAATACCGCAGGAACTACCACCGCAAATACTACATATCGGTGTATCGCAGGTACTTGGACCGCTTTTTAAATAATGAAAAAACTTCTCTTAGTTGCTTTATTTATGCTGTCTCCTTTTCTGTTTGGTCAAAACCAGCAGCGAATTTCTGTTGCTATACAAAATTCTTCCAGTTATGCGAAGCTTGTACCAAACGCTCAAATTACGGTTTGTACCTTCAACGCACAACTACAATGCACCAGTCCCGTAACTGTATATTCCGACGAAGCACTGACTGTCGCTCTTCCAGAACCATTTTTTGCCGATATAAACGGAAACTATTCCTACTATGCTTCTCCAGGTCAGTACATAGAACAAGTATGCGCACCGTTAAGTCAATGCTACACCTTTCCTATTACTCTTATCAGTAGTACAAACTCCAGTTTTACCAGCATAAATGGAGTTCAAGGAGTTTTTGTTTTTACTGGGTCTGGCGTGTCTTGTGTCGCCACTACGTGCACTTTTAACGGAGGAGGAAGCAGCACTCCGGGTTCACCTTCTGGTTCTGTTCAGACTAATCAAGGAGGAGTATTTACTGGAGTTGTAGGTGCTCAAAATAATGCTGTTGTATTTAATCCAGTTACAGGTGCAAGTGATTTTGGTTTTCCTCCTGCTATAGCACCTTCAGTCACTACTTCCGCTTTGTCAAATAATATTGTTAATTATTCGTGGACTTCTTACAAGGCTTACGGCGATTCAAATACGGAGGGAGATCATGCTGTAGGTGTACTTTGCAACAATGTTACACATCTTGGTACCTGCTATGTAGATTATATATCTCAACAGCTTGGTGTAACTTCTGCAACAACTAATTACGGTGCCGGTGGAACTGCACTAGTTGAAGCTCAAAATAAATTTATCAATACTTGGAATGAAGATACAGGTTCTACAGCGCTGAACACAATTTTAATCGGATCTAATGACGCTTCGCATTTTTTTAACCAAGCACCAACAACATCTACATATGAACCTGTTTTTATTCGTATGTACCAAGCAATGGACGAATGGGGGTCTGTTGCTTCTTCAAATAAACAAGCTGCCGGTGCAGGTACACTAGGAGCAGGATGGACTACTGATAATACTTACACGACTATGTTAGGAGCGACAGCTTCCACTAACGGAGCTATTCTTGATTTACCTTCATTTACAATGCCTTTGGGCGCAGAATCAATAGTATTGTGGTATCAGATATGCAGTTCTTGCACGGGAGCTTTTTCTTATCAACTCATTCGGAATAGTGATAGTGCTCTTATTACCAGTGGAGTCGGTTCTAGTGCCCCTCAAAATGCAGTTACATTGTACAGTCCTATTAATAATTTCACTTACGCCATAACAAGTATTATGTTTCCTGGTTATAGTGTATCTCTTCCAATAGGAACTACATATCATTTTCATATAGTAACAACAAATGCGGCTAAAGTAACGATTCTTGGTTCTGGTTTAGGTCCATCTTGGTATCAAACAAATTATCAAACAAATACTCCTAGAGTATGGGTGAGTGATGTACCTTTACAACTTGATAACCTTATTCGAGGAGGAGTAGCAGCACTTTCTGCCGATATTCGTACCGCTGTGTCTGCGGACCAAGCTGCGGGTTTTCCTGTAAATTATATTGAAAATTGGAATTGGGTGCATGGTACTTTTCCTGAATATGGAGGAGTAAATAACGCTATCCACTTGAGTGTATTAGGTCAACATGAAATGGCTAATGCTTTTTTAAGTCCTACTGCACAAATACCAATTGTATTACCTTCATCACAAGGTACTACTATCCAGAACGCTACAGTAAATCCAGTTGTTTGCTTGGCGGGCGGTACCTGCTCTCTTGATTTTACTTTGTTAAATTATGCTTCCGTTTCTACTAGCGTTACTTTAACGTGTAACAATCAAACTGTTAACGCAGGTAATACTATTATACTTACTTTGCCGTCAGGATGTATAGCAGGTAAACAAATTACAATTAATAATTCCAATAATCCTGGCGGAAGTGATATCCCGTTCGTGGCTCCTAGTGGACCGGCTAACGGTTTTCTTCTTCATCCTGGCTATGGCGCTATCTTTACAACTACAGGCTCTAATAATTGGAGTGTCACAGTAACTACTGGACCTTCGCTCGGTGAGATCGGCACTATAACGTTAGTAAACGGAACTTTTACTCTTAATACAGTTCATGCTTTTTCTCAAGCACGCTATTCTTATAATTATCATAGTATGAGTGGTACACCAGGTATTTTATCTCTCGGTACTATAAATAGTGGTGTTAGTGTCGTGTTTAACTCCTTGACTACTACAGGGGCGCTTAATACTTCGGATAATAGTACTATTGACTACAGAATTTATTAGGTTTATAGAATGCCAGTCTTTCCTCTAGTTCCCCCCAGATCGTCAGTTACCCTCCAGCAAATAGTCAACTGGGCTCGCACCTTCCCTGAGTGTGTACCTGTGCTCGGGACCAGTGGTTTCAGCCAGGAACCTGCGATTACCTTCGCGAACGATGTTATGCAGAAGATTCTGGCACAGGGTATGGATTGGAAATGGAATCGTGCGTATATTCCACCCTTTATGACTGTAGCACTTCAGCAGGATTACCCAACGCAGGTAACTGATATTAGTTGGTTAGAATCTTGCCGCATGATAGATATAAACAACTCTACGAATAACGGTAACCTAGCTCCAAAGCCGATGTATGCTCTTGAAGTTCTTAGGGACATAAATCTTACCTCAATTCAGGCTAACCCTTTTAATATTTGTTTTGTACAGAACTACCTTGCTACCTTCGGCGTATGGACTCCAAATACTGCGTTTTTGTGTGGTTATGGTCAGTCGATGACTCCTAAGTCTCCAATTCAATCATTCGTAGATACGAATGGTAACATACTGTACATCGATTCTACTGTACTGAATCTGAACTTAGAAAGTCCTGGATTTGTAAACGGTCCTATAAATTTGCCCCCAACAGCACCCTACGGCACTACTGGAACAGTTCAACCTGTGTTACCTCCAGAATCTCCCGCAGGCGCTACAGTTCTCGATGGAACCGTAACTTGGACCGTTGCACCTTCTAATGGATACACTATACGCTTAAACCCGCTACCACCGCTGTCAGGGCTAGCATGGTTAATGTGGCCCGTGTATCAACGCAAAGCATCTCTTTTTGTCACCATCCAACAGACTATAGATCCGATTCCAGATGAGTACGCGTACTTATTCCGTAGTGGATTTTTAGCGATGTGTTATGACCACGTAGGTTCTCCTAAAGCAACTACCCAATACGCTAAATGGGAAGAACAAATTATGACTGCTTTGAAAGCAGCGGACCGAGAACAAGAAGGCTTCACACTGTATCCGTCAACGGGACTTACAGGTGGAGGAGTTAGCGCCAACTGGGGTGTTAGTATAGGACCCGGATGGCCGTATGGAACTGGTTATGCGGGTTTGTAGTATTATTTTCATTGACTTATGTTAACTAATGTGGTATAATTAGAACATGAGAACAAGTGAAAAACAGCGTAGAAACTATCATGGATATGGTATAGTTTACGCGATTACTAACAAAACAACTAAGAAAATTTACATCGGACAGACGATCCACTCTCTTCATTTGCGCTGGAGTAAGCATGTGTACCGAGCGCCTTTTGATAAGTATGGTCACTTACAGAGAGCCATACTGAAGTATGGAAAAGACGATTTTATCCAAGAAGTACTCGCGGTTACCCACAGTCAAGAACATTTAGATGCGGTAGAAAAATATTACATCTATCTGTTTGACACCATGAATGAAGATATCGGCTACAACACTAGACTGGTTAATTCTGTACCTCCGGAACTCAGAAAGAAAATGGGTGAAAAGTGCGGTAAGAGTAAGCATTGGTCGTACGACCACAGCATAAACAACAGTCAAATTATTGATCTGTACAAGCATGGATTCAATATGGCTGAAATTGCAAAGATGTTTGAACGCAGTCTCACACTCATCAAAACTAGACTTACGCATGAAAATGTTCTTATAAAAAGATCTCCATTAAAGATACAAAATCTTCCAACTGAAGAGATAATTCATAAATATCTTAATGGTTACAACTTATCTATGCTGTCGCGGGATTATAAAACATCTGTAGATTCTATAAAGCATAGACTTCTCAGAAGCGGGATAGTACTGAAAACAAAGATTCCAGGAAATCGTTCTGATAAGTCTAAATGGTTTGAAAAAGAAATATCTGATGAAGAAATAGTTTCTTTGCGTGCCAAAAATTTTTCGTTTAGCGACATATCTAAATATTTTGATGTTAGTCTTGGAACCGTTAAACGTCGTATATGGAAAATAGAAAGTAACATCATCTGCTAAGTTTAAATGCCTAATACCCTGTCGATGCACGGAGCGCAGGCTCCTAAACCAACTCGCTTTGCTCCTCTCTGGTGTGAATATTTTTTTTCGGGCCTTTACACCAATCGCAATATTTTGCGAGGTGCAGGTAGCCGCCAAGAAAGTCTATACTTCGGCAACAGATTAGACACTCTCATCGACGGTCTAAACGTCGAGATAACTACCCGTCTAACTATAGCCCGCCGTCCTGGTTTATCGATTTATAACTCAGCCACATGGACTTCGCCTGACTACTTTTACGAGTTCCGTCTCTTCAACCAGAACGTAGAACAAATAAAAGTAATGGTGGACCAAGCCAACGCTCTATATGATGGCACGGGTCCTAGCACGCAGTCCATTGTGTGGACAAAATCCGCAGGGGCTGGTCAGACCTACATGCAGAGTGTGGCTAACTCACTGTACTTTGGGAACGGCGTCGATCAGAAGAAGTGGTTAAATACACTACTCACTTGGCAGCCAAATACTGCATACGATTTAATCCCGTACAACCTGAATACATTTATTCTTGATCCAAACGGAAATATTCAGCAACTTATCAATACGATTTTTCCTGTAACCAATATTTCGATCACAGGGAATGTTCTTACTGTTACATCCTCGGCGAACCTGCCCGCGACAATTCAAGTAGGAAACGAAATTGTATTTTCAGGACTGACAAACGCCACGTTCCTGAACAATCTTGATCCAAACGTAACTCCGATCACAGTACTGACGATTTCTACAAATCAATTTACTGCTGCTTTTACGTACGCGGGTACCTATTCAAGCCCTGATACAGGAACAGCAACTGTTCTAGTCGGCGGAACTCCGGTAACAGGACCAGTCCAACCGACCTGGAATACTACTTTACTTGGCACCACAAATGACGGAACCGCGCAGTGGAGAAATCGCGGAGTTGAGATTGAAAACTGGGGGATCGCTCCTCCGACTTCTGCTCCGGATTTGGTCGTATCTGGAGCGGCATTAGCTTGGCAGCCAAATACTTGGTATTCGCTACCTCAAGTCATAGTTGATGCCAACGGCAATCTTCAGAAGCTTACCACTGGCGGCAAAAGTGGTACTGTTACCCCGACGTGGGCAACCAGCGTAGGAAACACCACTCCAGATAACACTGTAACTTGGACAATGGTCCAGACTTCTGCATCCTTGAGTTGGAACGCTCATACCGCGTATACTCCAGGTCATTTTCTTGTAGAAGCTGCTTCTGGAACCCCTTGTCTATTTGAGTTACAGAATTTCACAGGAGTTCAACTTTCGAGCGCAGTTCAGGCTTACCTATGGGCTTCTCCGCATACAGGTCCAGTCGGAGCGGTAACAAATGTTTATCCTACTTCAGTAGGTTCAGCTTTAGCATCCGCTACTGGAAACAGTCTGTTGTTCAATCCTCCTACTATCGGAGATCAGCGGCCAGTAGCGTGGGCCACTCTAAATGGCGCAGGAGAAATCACAGGATCAACAGTACCTTTTCCTGGGTTTCCATCTGATTATCAGCTTTCTCTTCAAACTGGATTTGTAATCCCAGCGGCAGGTCAGTACACCTTCACCATCGTTCACCAAGACGGTATGTTCTGGGGCATTGGAGCGGGCGTACTAAATGTATTAGTTACCGATGTTCAAATCACATCAAATGTACTTACGATAACATCAAATGAAACTCTAACAAACATTCTGAATGTTGGAGTTAGCGTTACTTTTTCGGGACTGACAAATGCTACATTCCTGAATACGTTAAGTGTTACCGTAACATCCATCAGTGGAAATCAGTTTACCGCGACCATCGGCCACGCAGACTATGGTCCAATCGCAGAAACCAGTCCAACTGCTTTTGCATCGGTATCATCAGGTAATACCCCAACACTGATTTCTGGTCCGAATAACAACTCCTTTGGACAAACTCAGACTTTCGTTTTGGGATATCCTATCCTGACTGCAAATAACGTATCTGGTTCAAATACTGATACCGCAGTTATTTATTTCCCGACAGCAGGAACTTACCCAGTAGAGATAAACTACGATTATTGGTTTCACAGCGGTCAGACTTTCCAGATGACCTGCAACACTAATAATATCGTACCAGAGCCTGCGGAGAGCGGATCAACTCAACCTATTTGGCCCGCTTGGACAACATCCTTTGCTCCATCCTATCCTTCGGTAACTGAATCTTCGGGAAACTTGACTTGGTGGAATGTGGGTCCAGCGTCAGACTTTGTTTGGCATGCGGCTACGAACTACACAACAACAACCAGCATCGTAGATCCGAACTCAAACAAAGAAGCACCGTACCGTACCGGCGTATCGGGAACAACCATTCCTACTTTCGCTACTACGATCAACGCTCTGACCCTAGATAACCCCAATCTAACTTGGATTAACCAAGGTCCTGCTTCCTCCGCTCCTGCGAACACCATCTCTACCTTCAATGGTGGATGGAAATATTACATTGCTCTAGTCAACACTCTGGATAATACAGTATCGGACGTGGGTCCAGTCTCGGTTTCCACAGGAAACTTCTTTGCTGGAACTGGTGTTCATATATCAGGTGGTTTGCCGACAGTTATTGACCCACAGGTAGACTATGTTGCAATTTTCCGCACGCAGGATGGCGGAGCAACTTATTATCTGATCCCCGGAGACGGAAACACTCAGTATACGGTTCTGCTTTCTGAGTACGAAGCCAACGGCTATACAGATAACACTCCTGATCAGGAGTTAAATACCTTCATCCAAGCTCCCGCGAACCAGGAAAATGCTCTTCCGCCTAAAGGAATCATCAACTTAACCTACCACTTAAGCCGTATCTTTGGCAGCGTAGGAAATACGGTTTATTGGAGCACGGGTCCAGACACCCCAGTTGGAAATGGTATAAACGGGTTTTCTCCGGCCAACTATGCTATTTTCCCGTCGTTGGTTAAGTGTTTGGTACCGGTCAGCTTTGGATTGCTGGTATTTACAGTATCTGATATATACCTGATTTACGGGTCTGGAACCTCATCAAGTCCTTTAACTCCTGTCCCCTACTTGACAGGAATAGGTCTTTTGTCGTATAATGCACTTAGTATCAATGGAAGTGTTATATACTTCTTTACCTCTGACAGCCAGATTGTCTCCTTGGAACCGTCCTCTGGTGTGGCTGAAATCGGTTTTCCAATCGGTGATCAGTTTGAACAAGCCCCTTGGTCTCCTTCCTCCGCGTACCTAACCTGGCACGTCTCCGGTTCGAGAGACAAAGCTATCTACGTAGCCGATGGAGTTGGTTCTTGGTTTAGGATGATTCCAACCCCAAGCCCTGAGAGCGGAGAAACGTGGTGCCCTAAAGCTACGATTGCCGCTGGCTGCAAAACCGTGCTGTCAGTGGAGACTGTTCCCGGCGTGCATCGTCTATTAGTAGGTCCTTCCGGCACCGGTCCTATTCTCTACCGCAACCTAAGCGTATTTAGTGATAACGGATCGATCTATCCCGCTTTCTTCACCATCGGCTCCATCGTGCTGGCCCAACCTGGTCAACTCGCGCAGCTAGGGTTTATCACTACCGATTCTATCCGCACAGGAAAACCGCTAACCCTCGGAATTCTTCGCGACGAAATTGAAGGCGTGTTTGATCCGCTTAATCGCTGGGTAGTAGACCCCACACAACTTGACCGCAATAGTACTTCTCTGTATGCGCAGAGGTTCTATTTCTCACAGACTGACGAACCTGCGTTGTGCCGTCATCTTCAGATTAAGGTGCAGTGGGAAGCAGAAGCCGTTCAGAATGAATTGCTTAGCTCTACCCTTTGGGGCGGTTTTTCTTCGGAGTAGCCATGCCTCTAATTAATCAAGAAGATTCACAAAGCTATCAGGATAAAAAGAGTCCAGTACTACGCTGCCCTATTCCTCCTGTAGGTTTGGGTCCGGTAGACAACCTGAGACAGTTCTATAACAAGGGCGCTGTTCCTCAGTTTCGAGCACAGGTTATCAGCGCCGCCCTGCCGTATGGTTCCTTAACTACAGGCAACACCTCCACGACGACCATTGTACAGGGAAGCAGTAGTTCGTCGGGAGGAACTTCTGGCGGAGGAGGAACAACCCCTACTTCTGCTTTAGGTAGAGTTTTTACTTCATCGATTACTACTCCTACCTTGAATCCTGGCGGCATTTATCAAACTACCCTCATCATGGCGAGAACCTACGGCGTGATAAGCGTATCAGTAAACGCGGCGGCCAGAATAAGACTATATACGAACCAAGCCGCCGCCAACGCAGATGCGGGTCGTCCGGTTTCGGTTCCAATAGCTTTAGGAAACCCAAATGGAATTGTAGGTGATTGGCTGCTTCAGATTCCATCTGAATACCAGTGGTTCTCTTCACCAATGGCAATCGGATTCAACGCTGATGAACCAGCTACAACCAATGTATACGCGGTCGTAAGTAATCCGGTTTCTACTTCTAATCCGATTCAAGTATCGATAACTTTTGTAAGTATGGAACTTTAAATGCCCCAGCTATTTCCCAATCCAATTTCGTCAAACAGCGGAATTACTATCAATACTGGAGACGGACTTACTGGCGGCGGAACTGTTACATTAGGTGGATCGCTTACTATAGCTTCAGCAGTAACATCCTCCACAGGCAACCGAAACTGCTATGCGGTTTCACCTGCGGCCAACGGAGTTGCTGCGCAGTTTACAGTTGTAAACCCGCTACAACCTCTACCCCTTTATGTAGATGTATACGTAGCGGGAATTCTTCAACAACCCAACATACATTATACCGTATCTGGTACGGTAATTACTTTTGTAACTCCTCCGTTAACCGGACAGGCAATATGGGTTGTGTATGCGGTCAATGATGCTAGGTCAATGTTTTACCTAACTCCAAACCCTGCAACTGGTGTTGCAACTACTTTTAGTTTTCCTACTCGCGTTCCTCAAGCGGCTTATATAGATGTTTACATAGATGGTGTGTATCAGATTCCTACTATTGATTACGCGCTGAACTATATAGCGGGAGTATGGCATGTTATTTTTGTAGTTGCTCCTGGAGTAAATTCTGTAGTTTTTGCTGTGTACGACAACACTGTCTTCTTAACTCGGGAAAACTACAATGTTACCCCGATATCAAATTCAGCTACTACCCAATTTCTATTGACAGGCGGAACTCCAACAAGTTTGTATGTAGATGTATACGTGAATCGATCTTTTGTATCTCCTTTGGCCGACTATACTCTCAATCTATATTCAGGTGTCTGGAAAATGGACTTTTCTGTTGCACCGCCAACAGGTCAGTTAGTAAGCGTGGTGTTTTAAGTGGCTTTACGCTGGAGAAATCACGGAAGAGGAAAACTTCTGTGTGCTAAGTATAATGAATCAAAAATAAATGATTCATACATTGATGATGCTTTACATAGTAAATTAGACGACTTTGGTGTAATACAGCCTATCGGGGAAGGATACGAATGGGTTTGGGTTAAACCGGATAACGCTTCTCCAAAACCAGCGATAGAAATCTATGGCAATCAAAGTAGTTAATGCAAACACGCAAATGGGTGCATCTGGACCGAATCACGCGTCTGGCGATGTTCCTGACCCTGGTGCCTCGGCGGGAACTACGCATTTTCTAAGAGAAGACGCTACATTCCAGACCGCAGTCACCAGTGTTGCCCTGACCGCACCATCAATCTTTACGGTTGCTGGATCACCTATAACAACTTCAGGCACTTTAGCTTTAAGCTTGGCAACCCAGTCAGCCAACACAATATTCGCGGGACCGACTACAGGCGCAGCAGTTACTCCTACCTTTAGAGCACTTGTCACCGCTGACTTACCTGTTGGAACGGGAACGGTAACATCAGTCGCACTTACGATGCCATCCGAGTTTACAGTAACTGGGTCTCCGATTACAACTAACGGAACTTTTACAGTTACCAAAGCAAACGAAACGGTTCATACAGTTTTCGCAGGACCGACTACAGGCAGTCCCGCAGCACCTACTTTTCGTACTTTGGCCTCAACTGAATTAAGTGATACTGCAAACATCGCGTACGACAACGTAGCAAATGTATTTACAGCGAACCAGACCGTTACCGATATTATTTTGACCGCAGCAACTACAGCAACCACAGCAACTGCGGGAGCACAAACTCTTCCCGCTAACCCAGCAGCATTCCTTCAACTAAGCATTAACGGGACAGCGTACAAATTACCTCTTTACAATATATAATATGCCCCTTACACAGATTACAAACGGAATTTTCCAAGATAATGAAGGTCACCCGCTTAGTCAGGGTTGGCTGGTCTGCACGCTATCTCATGATTCTACCTACGCGGTTTCTCCGTACGCACAGATAACTGCTGGAATCCGCACTAAAATTTTTCTCGATAACAATGGAAACGTAGCCGGAACGCAATATCTGTGGGCTAATTCCAACCTCTCTCCTGCTTCTAGTTACTACACAGTAGAAGCCTATAACAACAAAGGACTTAAGGTGTGGGCTTCTCCGCAGTATTGGATTATCTCCGCAACCAGTCCCGTAGACCTCGGCACGCTGACAAGTACAAACCCGTAGCGCCTGACTTTGCTCATCTCTCATAAGTTGTCAACACATGAATTTTTTAGTATGGGTCTCTGACCACATCCAGTTATTCGGCTGGCCTTCCCTTATCGTGCTTACCTGGAAAATATCAGGCCGATTCTTCGACTTTAAAAAGCGTCTGGAAAATACAGAGACTACCGTTCAGCTCTTAGCTACAAATCATATTCCGCACCTTCAAGCTGAACTTGAAAAATTGAATGAAGCCATACCAAGTGGTTTCGATCAGATGACTGATGCCATCTCAGGTCTTCGTCAAGACCTACTTATTATCGCCACAAAGAAATAATGTCTAAAAGAAATCGCCAACCAATTTTTGTACGCCCCGCGACAGCGGAAGATGTACCTGATTTTATCAAGTGGTCCGTTGCCAACCAGGGTAACGCATTCGACCCCGAAGCAGGACAGTACCTGGACAGCTTTACTTTGTGCGCATTTGATACTAAGGGTCCGTTGGCCTATTTGCCTGTGCAGCAGCCAATGTTTATAGAGCCTATGATGCTGGAGTCTTTAGCAGTTCGTCCCGATTCAACCAGCGTTGAAATAGCTTCTGCACTGAAAGAATTGATACAAGCCTGCGTGACAATCGGCTACATGAAGGGAACGGGAGAAATGTATTTTCTCGGCTCAAATGAGGACACAAACCGATTCGCCGAGAATACTTTATTTGAAAAACTTGATATGCCGATATATCGGTTACGCATGTCGGACTTGAGTAAACATGAAGATTAGTACTAAAGTTGTATACAATTGGAACGACCGTCTTGGCTGCTATATCCTGATCGAAGACTTGTCCAGAAAATGGACAGGCAACATAGCCTACTGCAAGGGCGCAGGTTCCCAGTTAACAGATATATCCCAATCTCAACAAGACTTCATGAACACTCTTCAGAAGGATTTTGGGACTGCATTTTCTGGTCAGCAAAATATCATCAGTTCGCTTACTTCTGCCTTGACTCCAATTCTTCAAGGTGGGGTGAACCAATACGGATATTCTCCTTCGGAAACCAACGCGCTAAACACGCAAGCCACTACAGGAACCGCCACGCAGTATAGAAATGCCGCACAAGCCGCAGGTCAGGCTGCATCCGCAGTCGGGGGAGGAAACGCAGTACTTCCTTCCAGTGCCGCTGCGCAAACTCAAGCTGGAATCGCACAGAGTGCCGCGCAACAAACCTCTAGTCAACTGCTCGGAATCAAGACCGCTGGTTATGAAGCTGGACGCCAGAATTTTAACAATGCAGTCAGCGGTTTGACTGGAGTTGCTTCCCTGGAGAATCCTACAGCCTACGCCTCCGCAGCAAATACCGCAGGATCTACCGCAGCAAATACCGCTCAGCAAGTTCAAACGATGAACAACGCATCCAGCCCTTGGAATGTAGTGGGCGGAATCCTTGGCGGCGTAGTTCCTACGTTAGCGAATATTACCGTACCTGGAATAAGCTCGGCTTTCGGCGCAGTTAATAAAAGCGGGGCCACCTCCGCAAATCCAGCGTGGGGCGGTAGCTTCTACGGTGGATAAATTTCTGAGAAATAGAAAATGACAATGAAAAGTAAAGAACTTAAGATCGAGGCGCTGGTTGACTCGATAGGATCCCTACATCATATACACGTGCCCAGCTCCCTAGCCTACCAGATTCGCTCTCCCCTGCTAATTAAATCCTTCGCCAAACCCGGCAAACACGTACTCGACCCCGAGGGCCGCCGTGTATTTCCGTCGCTACTTTCTGGCTACAAAGCTTCTGTGTATGACATGGAACTGAAAGTACGCGGCCAGAGTAGAGCGGGTTTGAAACCTACAGATGGTATCCGTAATCTTCTAGGTGTCTACGGTATAAAAGATTTACACGACGTGGATATAGTAGTGAAATTTTTACGCTACGCCCTTCAGGATGATTCAATTACTCGCGATACTAGACTTTCGTACTTTATAGAGGAGGTAAAAAATGGACAATCCGATGGCAACGCCTAACGGCCAACTACCCGATCCGGATCAACCGCAGGCACAGGCTACCCTTCCTCCGCAGCCGATGCAGCAAGCACCTGTGGTGCAACAGAACGCTCAACCTCAACCCGTGCAACCAACTCCAGAACAGGCAACCGCCGCACACGATTCGATGATAGGCCGTGCCTTTAAAGTGCTATCTGGGCAGAACACTCAGTACCAGGTCGATCCTACTACCGGGCGAACGATAGCTACGCAATCCCAGAACACTCCAGGGCAGTTCTTCAAGAACATCGTGGCTGCCGCCTTAGTAGGTGGAGCAGCAGGAGCGGATAACGCTAACACCCGCACAGCAGGATCTGGTCTGGCATCTGCAATGAAGGGCGGAACTGCGGTCATTGACCGTGACAAGCAATTGGACCAGGAACGTGTCCAGAGGGCACAGCAGGAATATCAGAACGAGTTGACTGCGCAGAAAAATCAACGCGAACAAAGCGAAGAAGGACGGCAAGTTCAGAATTTTCAGAATCAACAAGTTATGTTTAAAGCTCAAATGGCTAATAGCAATTTGCAGACTTTGAAACTACAACAAGAGCTAAGGGGATCTGATTTTGGTTACCACCAAGAGGTTGCTAATGCTGGAAAAGTAAAAGCTAACGTATATCTGAATGCGGGTATTAAACCTATCACAGAGATTCCCGAATCAGAAGTTCCTGATTTCGTAGCTAATAGAAAAGGTTCAAGTACCGATCTAGACTGGGTAGCTACTGATACAAAACCTATTACGCATCCAGATGGTACCGTCAGCTATGAATCAATAATGTCTGCTTTTCCGAAATCAGAAGACCCCAGTAAAAAACAGTTTACAGTAACTAAGAACTTGTTGGATGATTGGAAAAAGAACGGCATGGACAAGTATCATCCAGAACTTTTCAACAACCTCAAAGTAGGTAAAGATATCGATGGTACTCAGTTTGCGGCCCTAACCCAGCGCAACGAAGAACTTATATCACGTAACCTATCGAAACAGAAACTAACTGCCGATATCGCGGATGTAAAATCCCAAGTCCAGTTAAGAGCGGCAGACGCAGCAAAAGCCTATGCAGATGCGGCGAAAACGCACGCCGAAATCTCAGAAGCGGCTCTTGGTAAAAAGAAAGACGAACAGTTTAACTCGGCAATGCAGGAACTAAACACAACGGGAGATATAACTAAAATTAAGCCATCTTCTCGTCTGATTATCAGTGAATCGGCACCTAAACTTCTTCAACAGTATAACGAAGCAGCCAAGAACGCGATTGCGGCAGGGGAAACAGATTTAGCCAAAGAATATCTAGGTCAAATCAGTAATATTGGCCGCATAACCGCTTCTATTTTTGCTCCTCCTACTCAAGCCGGTGTCGCACCAAACCCAAATGAACCTCAAGTAGTCGTTACACTGTCGAACGGTAAAACAGGCCGTATTCCTCAATCTAAACTTGATGACTTTATTAAAGCAAATCCCGGAGCGAAGGCACAACAGCCTAAACCGACTGCCCAACAAATTATTCAAGAAGGTCAACAATCCGGTGGAACTACAAGTGAAGGCGAACCTATAATTCCTGGTTAATTAAAACATGCCACAAGATGATCCATTTGCGGCGTATGGCGGATCGGCTATATCTTCGCCAACTCAGGCAAATTCAAGTCCTACAAATATTCCTCCCCCTCAATCAGACCCGTTTGCGGCCTTCGGCGGTACTGCGCTTTCTTCGGAGTCTCCATCCTCTCCTCAACCTACTCAAGCCCCACAAGATTCATCAGACCCGTTTGCGGCCTTCGGCGGTCAGTCTGTCCAGAAAACGGACAACGAGCCTGATCCAAATGAAGGATTGTTGGCCAAGAGCTGGCGGCTGGCTAATCAGCCCTTGACGGAGAGTTTATTCGGAATTCCAGAATCTCGTCCCGGCGCTGGTGGGCTGGAACGCGGTGCCGAGAAAGTTTTGTCGGGATTCACTTCACCTCTATCTCTGCTCTTGACTGTAGGTACTCTAGGTACCGCTGGATTCCTGGAATCGGCTGGCGCTAACGTGCTGAAAAGTACTTTGATGGCTGGTGCCGAGGGATTAGATGCAGCAGGAGCCGCTGAAAAGGTTGCGCAGTTTGGTAAGGCCGCTGAAGCAGCTACTAAGGCATTCAAAACTACAGGCCAGTCTGTTTCTGGTGCAGTTGAAGCAACTGGAATGAAGTACAATGAATTTCGTTCCCTTCAGAATTTGCTCTATGATTCTGGGCTGAAAGAAGCCGATGTTACTGGTGGAAATTTAGTAACCCGTGGTGTATCTTCTGTCTTCCGTAATCTTGGAATGGATGCAGTCAAAGCTCAGAAACTAGCCAAGGGTACGCAGTTCTTGATGGACACCGGATTTACCGGACAGCAGATACACCAAGCCGTCCAGACTGTTCCTAAAGTTTTTGATCTGCTCAAGGAAGGTCGCTACGATGACGCGGCAGAATATATGGTAGAAGGTGGAGTTGGCGGAACACTTGGACTGTTAGGTGTTTCTCACGCGATGCACTCTGCCGGGGAACTTGCAGGCGGGTCGATCAATGAACGAGAGCGCTTGAGACCGTCCGGTGAAAACCAGAAATTGAATGAAGCGTTTGGGCAGCGCGAGGGAGCACACCAAGCCGCGAATTTGACTTCCCAGAATTGGGAAAACGCCACCCGCGAGGAAATGGATCAGAAACTCGGCTTTAGTAAAGTTTTTGAATCAAAAGCGGACAGAGATATCGCAGATGCAAGCGCACGTAAACTCTTGGTCGCGATGGATACAGGAAATGATCCTGAGTTAGCGAGGCAAACCGGCAATGCTTTGGCCGATGCAATTGATCAGCCAGAAAGAAAACTTGGCGGTCCCGAAGATTTTAAACCTGGAGAATTTGCGGATGCAGAACAGCAAGTTCTTGGTCTGAAAATAGATAAGCCTTTAGAAGATATTAGTCCGAACGATATTATCAAAACAGGAGGAAGTCAAGATTTAGCTGATAAATGGAGTAACTATTCGGATAAGGCAGCGGTACTGTATACAAAAGATAAGTCGGGAAACTATAGTGTTGACCCTTCGGGTCTTAGCAAAGAAGCGGCTTTCAAGACGTTTCCTGCCACGGAAAACCATCCTCCATCTGTGGTTTTGAATCCATTTGCTTCTGAAATAATTAATCGTGCTCTGGAGAAAACTGATGGTGTTCGTCCCGATAGTTGGTTAGGGACCAACATAAACAGACGTGAACTTAACCAGATTACCTTAGAAATCCAAAAACAGGCTGATTCTTTACCAAAAGAACAAAGACAAGGGTATGATTGGGCGATTTCTTCTCTGCGACAAATGGGAAATAACCCAGGAGATTCGTTCGTTTTGATGCAAGATCGATCAAATGTTCAGAACACCTATAATCACGAAGCTACACATACTTGGTTAGATCAAAATAAATTACCCGATAAGGTAGTCAACGGTTTTGTAAACAGTCCAGATCCTGTGGTCCACAAAGCGGTAAAGTTTTTATTAAATTTAGGTTATCACCCAGGTGAACTATTCGAGGAGATAGGTACCCATCTTTCCGAAGGTGGAGAAGATTTAAAAGAATACGGAGATTTATCTAAAGCAGAAATTAAAGATCTAGCTAAAAAATACTTTTCATTATATAATAAAGATGCTCTGAAATCTCTTCCTTCCGAGCATTCAAACGTGCAACAGGCACTCAAGGATATAGGTCATGCAAATATTAACCAAGGAGCAGGTCGATCAGTACCTCAAGGGACGACTAGAGGACTTGCACCGTTCCAAAAAAGCCAGCATCCTGGCCTCCCAGAAAATCTCGTCGAACTCGTCCACAACGCAAAACTCAACGACAAACAACGAACCTACGTCTCAAAATTCATAAACGCCTATCATGACGTTGCTAAAGGGCTAACTGACAAAGAACAGGAAATCTACCAAAAACTTCGTGACCGTGACGATCAAAATTGGAACGAAGCCTCTACAAATGGTTTGATCCACGACAAAATCGAGAACCACATTCACCACGTGTGGGGCGAAGATTCTGACATCGGAAACCGTCTGATCCAGCAGGCTCGCACTGGCATGTTTGATACAAATGTGACCCAAGCCCGCAAACGTGTGTGGGATACCTACGCAGAAGGACTGCTACGTGGCCGCCAATTGGTTACAGACGATCCTGTAGCTATTATTGGGCACGATCTAGGCTCTATCCAAAAGGCTGCGGCAAACCGCCAGCTAATCGACTTCCTGCGCGATCATAACGTGCGTGGATCGGACGGTAGACCCTTGACTGTGTTGTCTGGAGAAGGTCACGTTGTCCAGAACGCCGATGGGTCAGATCCATCCCTGATGATCAACCCAAACCGTGTTCGCAACATTCACATTGCTGATCACTTGATTGACCAAATGAGGCAGTCAGGAGAATTAGACAGATTCCTGCAACGCGGAGACATTGTTTCTACAACTTCTTCAATTCGTCCTGATAATATTGATCAGTTCATCAACAAGTTTGAAAATAAAGCCACGGGCCAAACCCCTCAGTACGACGCGGAGGGGAATGATGTGCTGCGTAAGGACATACAGACACTCAAGAACGTGAAAAATGGCACTGCTCCAGCCTCTGCTTTGGGTGACCTAAACGCTAAGTATGTAAAATCTACATACGCATGGCATCCGCAGGACTATGTTACTCCTCGGGATAAATCTCTGAGTGGATGGAACTGGCTGGCTAAGACAGACGACGGAACCAACGTAATTTCCCGGTCGGATATCAAGTTCCATCCAGAAATAGCCGACTACATGATTAATCGTCTCGGGTTGGAAAAATCATATCTAAAAGAGAACAAAGGAATAGGAAAGATAACAGGACCAATTCTCAAGGGCGGAGGCGCAGCCAAGAAAGTGCTGCTCAGTTTCTCGCCATTCCACTTGCAGCAGGAGGCTCTACGCGCAGTTATGATGGGTGTGAACCCGCTTAAGATTCATCCAATCGGTGAACTAAATGCTCGTCCAGACTTGAAAACGACAGTTGAAAACGGATTGACAATTGCCCCTGACCGCAATGCAATCCAAGAGCACTCCGCAGGCGTAGCGTCACACAGTGCTATTCTATCCAAGATTCCAGTCATAGGTAAGGCGCTGGATTGGTATCAGGATTTCCTATTCAACCGCTATATCCCCTCCATGAAGGCGCAAGCGGCTGAAATGATGTTCGACAAATACCAGAAAGCGCATCCCGACTGGACTAGAGACGCCGTTGGTAAGGCTACAGCAGAGCACGTCAATAATGCGTTTGGCGGCCAGAACTGGCGTGCAATGGGCCGTGCGACAGCTACGCAGGATTGGTTTCACTTGTTAGCATTAGCCCCAGATTGGGTCGAGTCGGAAGCCAGGGCAGCCGCATCTATGATGCGTGGTGGATTGGGTGGTAGAAATTTTACTAGAGAACAAGCCGCAAAAATGGCATTTGGTTTGTGGGGCGTCGCACGAGTCGCAAATTTAGTTAACACCGGCGATATGCACTTAGAAGCACCGTTCGGTTTTGCCGTAAAAGATAAAGATGGCAAAGAGAATATTTATTCAGTTCGTACCCTCCCAACAGACGTTCTTCATATGGCATCCGACCCTGTAGGGTTTCTGAAAGGACGTATGAGTCCTTTTGCCAGAATCGCAGAAGAAGTAGCCACTGGACGAGATAATTTCGGACGTAAACTACAACCGGGCGATCTTGCTGTAGACATAGGTCGTAATATGGTTCCTCTTCCTTTTCAGGCACTGGGACAGATAGCTTCTGGAGACACCTCAAGCGTAGGAAACGTTGGACAAGTTCTTAAAGCCAGTGGTATCACAGTTACTCCCTACAGAACAGAAGCCGAAAAACTAGCGTCCAACATTGCATCGGAAAAATCAGAATCAGGTCTACCACTGAATCCAGAGAAATTACGTAGATCCCAAGCTATATCTAAATTCGAAGACGATATTCGGGCAGGCAATCTAACTCTTGCGCAGCTTAACGATGCCAAAGATTTTGGTCCACTTACTGAATCCGAACACAAGAAAATACTTACTAACATAAAATTGACGGCGGGGATGGACCCGCAGACTGCACGAATGGTTTCACACGTATCCAGATTAGATATGCCATCTGCTCTTCAAGTGTGGGATGCTGCTACACCGTCAGAAAAATCAGCTTTGGCTAAGACTCTTATAAAGAAGAAAAATAACTACATGGCTAAGGCGTACAAAGAAATGACGCCAGAAGAGCGTCTTTCAGATCCTACGTTTCGACGAGTGAGACTTCTATGGCAACAAAACGAACAACCATAAATTATTAACCCTGACCGAATAAGTCAGGGTTTTCTTTTATATAACGTATAAACTGTTTATAGGTCTTATCTTTCTTACTTGTGTTACAGAACCTACACGAGGGAACTAGATTCGAGGGCCAATTCGTTCCTCCATGACGTAGTGGAATCATGTGCTCTACTTGAACCGTACTATCATCTAGTTTACAGCAGCAATATCTACATTTTCGACCATGATAGTTAAATCTTGCTTCCCATTGCTCTGGATTACAAAATCCTGGCGCACCGTTTTTACGTGCTCTTTTTAAATGATCGTACATTTTAACTTTATCTGGATTAGCGGATTTCCAGTTTTTATTATTCTGTCGAGAACGCTCGTTGTTATCACGATGCCATTTTCTTCTTTTAGGAAGCACTTGCTCTACGTTATCTCGGTAGTACTGTTTAGAATATTCTTTAATATGTTCAGCGTTTCTTTCTCGCCAAGCTTTCATCCAAGCATTAATTTTTTCGGGAAATAATTCACGTCGTCTTTTTGACCTAGCAGCAACGAATTCTTTATTGTTTTCTCGCCATGCTTTAGTTCTTAGTTTTGAATACAATTCATTACAAGCGCAACAATGCGTACCTTTTCGAATCGATTTAAACTCGTCAGGCGACTTCCATTGTTCACACTTCTTACACCACTGTAGTTTAATACAAACCTCTAAGTCACTGAAATATAACTATATTATATCAAATTTTTAGAGAAAAGTCAACAAAAATCTTCACCTTTTATTCTCCTAACGTCATTACTCAACAACAAGTATATACGACAAAACCCCTCAATTGAGGGGTTTTTATTTGTCCAGAAAACGGACGGTTATCAAAATCGTTTGTGTCCTATATGATAAACTTTGCTACGCGGACAAGGATAGGCTGATAGCATAGCGCGTAAATAAGGTTTGTACAGACCCACAGTTTGCTTAATGTGTTCAACGCTGGCGCGAGCAGCCTCCAAAGTACCGTATATAGTCTTTTTGCAAAAAGAACATTGAGGAGCCGATGGTGTAAATTTTTTCATTGATAATCCTTTACACGGCGAATAAAATCTATAACAGCTATACCTTCATTGCTAACTGTATCCAGTACACTATATTTCTTCAGATATTTTCGAACCAGCTTTTCCGCTTTTACTGACCGCTCGGGGTACAAACTTCGTAACGCCTTTGTACCAATTACACCTACTTCTCCGAGAAAAGCTTCAGTATCCGCGATTTTAACCATTTTCCATATATCAGGATTTAGATGATAAGACTTGTAGTGCTTGTTTGACAAATGCTCTCTGAATATAGTATTTAGAAGATCGGCTTCCATTAGTCGAGTCTTATCTTCCTTAAACGGGGTAGGGATGTCCGAAAAAACCGTTTCTGAGGCATCATGTAGTATCGCGATCCCTTTGGCTTCTTCACATACGAGATCTTGAACGACAAAAGAATGCAACAACACGCTCCAAAACTTCAATCCGTGCCCAGCAAACCTACAGATGCGGCCAAGAGATACGGCGATGTCCTCAACACTGGGTGCTTGGTACCCGGGACCTATCTTTTGCCCCGAGTGGGAGAATATAAATGGCTTTGGATGGTGAAGACCTTCTTCGCTAATTGGCATTTAATTCCACCTCCTGTAAACGATCCAAAATAGACGCGAAGGAGGCGATAAGGTGTTTTCTTCCATTCTCTGTCATATTTCCTAAACCTTTTTCGGTCATTACTTTTTTAATACGCGGATCTAAACCATTTCTTATACCTAAAGGCGACAAAGATGCGTGACATAGATTAAAATGTTTCCAATAATCAGGGTCGTCTTTTGTGATACCAGATTCAAGCAATAGTTCATTAGTTTGCATGATCCGCTCCATCTATAAGGTAGTTAAACAACGTGGCCGCTTGACGGCCAAGAAGGTATGATTGACCTCGGCGTGTCACCAAAAAGTAGTCAGCTTGGATTTGGTAGTTCTCTATCTCGGAAGAATGATTGGGGTCGCGATCCCGCGATACCCACTCGACGTTATCGGCCACGTAAGCTTGGACGCGAACTATATTTCCACCCAAATCCCTGACTGCTTGTGCTTCGTTGAGATATCGTACGTTTGGTATAATCGCGACATCAGCCTTTCTCTCCCGAACGTCTCTCTTCATCATCCTGATCCAGTAGTCGGGATGTTCCTCTCGGCGCTGAGTACCCACAACCACAAGCTGCTCAACTTCTTTTGGAGTAAGATCCTCCCTGGATTTTCCAATAGGAATTAAACCTTGGCTGATAGCATCCTTCAATACGTACGCGCTCAGTTCAAATATTTCCGCAGTCAGTCCTTTTTTGTTTGCTTCTTTTACGACAGATTTCGCTACCGTCGATTTACCAGATCTGCAACGACCGGTCACTCCTATAGTAATCATATTTCTCCTTATTTCTTGTATGAGGACATCCGCCCTTAGCTTTAGCAAAATTACAATTCATGCACAATAATTGAAATCTATCTTTAGGAAAATTGTTTCGTATAAGCCACCTATAAAATGTTGCTCCTACGCAAGATCGATCATTTCCGGTAGTAGATAGTTCTCGTCTATGCTGTGCTCCATCGTCAAATATATGATCGATGGTTAAAAATTCAGGAATATCTATATCACATCCTGGACACTGACATTTTCTACCGTACGCATCTAAAATCAAATTTCTTTCGTGTATTCGTTTAACTCTTTCTGCTTGAATGCACTCGACACACTGCTTAAAACTTTCTTTAGGTGGATTTCCGCATCTACAGAACCCGGCGTCTTGGTTTCTCTTTTTGATAGCTTTACTTTTAGCAGTTATACAACTCTTACACCAAGCCGCAGCGCCTCTCTTCTTTCTTAGATTAGGCGTAAAACAATCACGAGATAGAAGATTATTGCATTTTGAACAAACTATTTCTTTGGGTAGAGAATCTATATTATGTAAGTTCCATTCCAACATTTTCTCAGCATGTTTTTGATAGGATCTGTTAAACCTCTCTGGGTTGTTCGCTCTGTGTCTTCTATTGCTTTCGTTAGCACATATTCTACAACCGTGACTCTTGGTTGTATTTTCAGGAGTTCTTTCGTGTCCTCGTAAGCAATGTGTTTGTTTTTCTTTAGACATGACTATTAATCCGGATCAGTGTACATGGCGATAGTTACGATACCGGACGACTTCTCCCACACGAACGCTTCACTTGATCGCAGGTTCCCAACAAAACCATGATCTGCGTGGTAGTCATCCACTCCGCACAAGGCAGGCAGAATACGTACTCGGACACCGTGGTTCTCATCTCCATCCTTTAGTATGATCAACTCAGATTGACTTGTGTGCTTATGACCAGTGTGGGCTTCTCTATACTTGGTAGCCCCGAACATTTTTGGCTGTTCTGTGGCCATCAAAATAGGCAAATTTGACAGTTTTGTCTTGTGACCGTGAGTCCACAGTAGCATATTACTACCGTACTGGTAGTACTTTCTCATTCGAGGACTGTTATCTATTTCCACATCATCGTATCGAAAGAAGAACATCTCCAGACTAGAGCCTAAAGAAAATACGGACAGAGAATCATGATTACCACTTACCATCACAACCTTGATTTTTCTAGCCAAAGGACGAAGAGCTTCGATAGATTTAATCATGGTATCGCGTACTAGAGTAAATACTTTGTGGTACCGTCCGTCGGTAGAAACTGGAGTTCCTTTAGTCGTAGTTCCTTCAGCAGTGTCACTCTGAAATAAATCATTTCCGATAACCATGACTATTTCATCAAAAGTGAAAGTCTTTGTGCGATCAATAAGAGTGTTAAATGCTTCCCAATAAATCTTTTCCGCGACCTTTATATCATAACTTTTGCTACCAGTTTCTGGTTGCCAACCAAGTTTCCCGAAATGATGATCAACGAGCGCAAGCTCTAACATGTAAGAAGAGGTCTTAGGTTTAAGAACTGGAGGAGGTTCTGGAGAATAGTTCTTTGCTTTTTCCTTAAGTGCTTCGATCTCCTTGATAGCGTTCGCTACGTGAACCTTCTTCTTCAGAAACGCTTTAACTTGGAACAAAGGCTCAACAACCAAATCTCCCTTTTCGTTCTTAGCTCCCATCTCATACTTGTTACAAACGAAACGTTCTGCCTCCCAGACCAACAAATCTACCTTACAGTATTCCAATAACTCTTCCAGCGTGTGAATCCGCGTTTTCGGAAGAGAAATAGTCCAGTCATTTCCAGAAACTTCTGACTGCTCTGTCAGAATCTGTCCATTTTCTGGACTTTTTTCCCCAAGAGTCTTAAGCACGGTAGTGTTGTGAACACCAAATCGTTCTCCCAGTTTTCTGCTGGACAGTGAAGGATCTAGTCGTTTTGCTTCCCGGATTTTTTCTTGTAACTCGGTGGAAATTTTTTTATTTGTCATGGTTTCACCAAAACGCACAGGACTGTATAGTGCGTATCTTTGTCAGGAAATAGCCGTACTCCTGGAACCGCGTAGTAGAAATTAAGGTCCTGACCCTTGGTTCTCTCGATTCGAACTAGAAGGCTGTATTCTATCGGCAGGCAGGTTCGGATTTTACCATCCAAGCCAACTACATAAGCTCCGCCGTCCTTGAATTCCGTGACTATTGTTGGTGGAACGGTATTTGCTTTATAATCTTTTGCGGAAATAAGCATGCTCAAAGCAAGGAGAAAATGGGTCATTTTGAATCCTTGTCTGTGAAGGTTGTCGTAAAGTCGAGGTATAACCAGCTTCCGACCAGAAACACGCCAGCAATGATGTCTCCAAAATGATGCGTTCCGAACCCATATATAACCAGTGTGGCTGCGCTGTATCCGATTAAAACCCCGTGTATGAACTTTTTCATACTTCCTCCTCGTACTCAGTCAGAGTAAACTCTATACTGCTGTCTGTCAAGTTGTGTAGTAGAGCGACCTCTACCATTTTCGATATTTCCTCGAAACAGCCGTCATCTTCGTCCCGCAATTCAACCAAAATCTTATGATATGTAGCCACTACCGACCACCTTTCCTGTCCCGTATATTCATAGTACTGCTTTCGCTACCAACCCGGCCCCGATACCAAGTCCAGTAAGAAACCACTTCAGTTTTGACTTACGACCTTTTGCGGTCACGCTCTTGATTTTATCGTTGCACACTCTATCTGCATCTGTCAATTGAAGGTTCAAACCGTCCACCTGCTTCTTGTAGTCTGAGTTGAGACTAGTTGAAGAGTCCAGTTGTTGATTCTTTGACTGGATGATTTTTTCATCGTCCGCGAAATTCTGCTGTAAGGTGGGGACTTCTTCTAGTTGAGAGACAGTGGCTCGGGAGGCGGATTCGTCGGCCAACAGTCCGGATGGGGTGTTGGATACGGTTCCTTGAGGGACGAGCAGGTGCCAGCGAGCGCCTAGATCACTTAAAGGCAGAACCTGATCTTTTTGCTGCTGAACTGTGGTAGCTTGGTTACGCTGGGCAATGACTGCGAGTAATTGTTGGTTTTGAGCGGCCAACTGGGTGGACAGAGATACGTACTGTTGGGTTTCTGTATCAATCTTCTGAGCCAATTGCTGGTTTTGCTGTTGTTGCGTGGTCAAAACTTGTTGCGCAGCAGTTAACTTCGCATCGTCGTTTTTGGACGAGTAGTTCAGCCACTTATTGCCTAGCCAAAGCGCAACAGCCAAACCCAGAACGACTAAAATTATACGTTCATGTTGTTTTAACCAGCTAACAGCTTGCGCTGGAGATTCGATAATTATGTTAGGAGTACTTGGAGTTGTGCTCATTCGATTCTTCCTCTTTTCCGCAGTAGAACTTTTGCAGGAGCAACGTACTCATCCACCGCGAGACAATCCCTTCCTTCTGACATAAGAGCACGAGTCATGTATAATGCGTACAACACCCGTTCTGCGTCGTCTCGTTGTATACGAATTTTCTCAGCTTCGTTCCACAACTCGTCGTAATTTTGTTGAGTGATAACTTCGCTGGTTTCTGTTTCAGTTGAATTTGGAGTTGTGCTCATGGAGTAGTTCAGCCGCCTTTATTAGAATTTTTGGATCATCGTGACCCCATTTTAACATACTGTTACAGGCCCAGCAACTAAGCGAACGTATCGAGAAACGAAGCAGCACGTGCTTGACGGCTTTAATAGCTTCCGATTTGGTTCGCAGAACAAACTCAACATTCAGTTTAGGATAGCGTGGGTCTACGGTCTGAGCCCACCATCCTTTTTCTGTTTTTCGGGTCCGAATCTTGGCGTGTACAAGTCTGTGGTCGTGCTCTACGTGTAAGGCTCTGCCGGTAGGAGGCCTACCACAAATCTTGCAGACACCGCCTTGTCGTTCCAGCATCTGCTCATATTCCTGCTCGGTTATACCGTATTTTTTGAGTAGGTCTCTGTTTCTGCGGTTCTTATCAAATTTCTTTGGCATTTGGCTATCCAGAAAAGGGACTATTGATGTGTTTTGGAATTGGTACCGTCTAAAAACGATTTGTGAAGATTGTAGATAAGTTCAACGGCTTCGTTGGTAATGAACGTACATCCAACTTTTATTCCGTCTTCGTAGCTTCGGATTATTGGAATATCCGAACTTGAAAAATTAAATCTATGAAATACAGTTTTTCCGTTTGCAAAAATTTTTGTACTGCAACCGTGAGATGTTATATTCAATTGATCAGTACTTTGATGTTGACTAGCATTAGATTCGACGTAGGATCGTCCGGTTCCCATATTATTTCTCTCCAAAGTACGTTGTGCGTCCAATCACAGCTAGTCTCGGAAACTTAGCAGAATTAGAAATTATGTTTCGGGCAAACCAACCTCCGGGTTGGATATACTTCAGATTGGCATAGTACACCGCTCCGTCTGTACGGTCTATCAATTCGCCTCTATAAAGATCGTCGATATTCTCAAGCAACTTTCCGAACTCAACATCATTTTCAAGCGGATACTTATCCAGTTGGAGATCTCCGGGAATTACCATTGAAGAAAATTGGTTCTTCGCGGTCACGTTCATATATTGATTTCCGTGGTTCCATCCCCGTTTCGCCCGGTTGTTAATTACATGAGCAATAGCCATCTCACCGGCGTATAAATCCTCTCGATTTTCTCTCCAGCAACACAGACAAACAATGGAGATTTCATAATCCTGGCTCGTGACTGCCTGCTCTACCAGATGTTTATGGAACTCAGGGTCTCGGGAATCTGGAAAATGATGGGAAGGTTGATCTGCGGCCAAGCGCCAAGCTTTGAGAGCGTTTACGGATTTTTGGAATGTTTCGAAATTCATTATTCTACTACTCCATCTGCGCACAGTGACATAAAATCTGGCATTGCAGCATCTTTTATGGATTTATTGACCTCGGGATTGGCTATTTCGTGGGTCCAAACAGGCCGTCCCAGTTTTTCTTCAATGTACTTATGGAAATCATCGAAGGGACCAGCCATGTATCCCGTATAAGCTGCGATTATTGCTGCCTGTTCTCGGGTAAGTTTTTGCATTATTCTACTATCCCTTCGCCGTCCGGAAACTGGACAACATTACTCGGTCGCGGAGACTTTAACGGCCTGTAGGCTTGGAGAAAACTCTGGAGACAGCCCTTCGAGCAGAAGGACCGCTTCGTGTTATCGTAGCTCACGATGTAGAGCACTTCCCAAGCATCATCCGGTACGCTGTCAGGGTTTTGGGGGTCTAAAGTAACTGACTTTATCGTCCGTCTCTGAGACTCGGAGTCAAATCCACCCCTCTGACAGTTTGTATTTTCACAAACAATTGTAATGGTCTGTGCAACTTCAACCAAAGATCCTGTGAATCTTTCACCATTGTATTCTACTGTAATTTTTTCGTCAAGTGTTACTGGCATAGTTTCTTCAATTCCTTTAAAATTCTTTGTTTATGATACTGTAAGCGGCCAATCGGTACGTTTGCGGCTTTTGCTAGCTGACTTACGCTATATCCTTGATAATAAACATCGTATAGCAGTTCTTGTTCTTCGGGTTTCAAACATTCTACCGCATCGCGTAATTTTTCATTCGGCTGTTTCGCTGCGGTGCCCGTATCAAAAAATGGTACCAAATGAACATTTCGCAGAGGACGCTGAGAACTCAACAACTCGTTCCGGCACATCACAAATACATACCCCTTGGCTGCATCCTCTCCCCTGTTCTGCTCCACCTGAGTAATTCTATCTGACGCCCGAAGGATCGCCACATAACAGTTTTGGGTGAGATCCTGCTTGTCCGAGCCAAATATTTTGCGACCGTAAATGTTAACTGCTTTTTTTATCTGTGGTTCCCATTTTAAAAGATTCATTTGGCCCTAGTTTACTGAATACTCAGTATGTTTTTGAAGTCCACACCGTGGTAATTGTTCTAGGTGCCCGTACGCGTTTTTCAGAAAGCGTGACAGCAACCGCTTCTTCTAAAGTTTCACGATGAGCGCAGGTCAGACGAAGGTCCGATACATCATCGTAAGTCTCTACAATCCAAAAAGTTTTATTTTTCAGCAAAGTATCGTTTCCTGTACCGTCGTAGGATCTTTTAGTAATTTTTATAGAACATACCGAATCTACCACTTCTAAAAGAGTCTGTAGTGCTGGACAGTCGTTGATTAGTTCCCGTATGTTGCGATCTTCTGATTTCATTGTGTTATTCCTGTCTATTTGAAAATATTTGAGATAAAAATTCTAAGATACTGAACATGAACAATCCTGCCCACGCGCTGTGCATCCACGTTCCAAAACAAAAAGCTGCACATAAATGAAAAAATAATCTGCCGAAAAGACTCAAAAATAACCGTAGTTTAAACATATTTTCTTCTGAGTTCATTGTCTTCCTCCCCATCTACGATCTCCATGATAAGAATCAGCCCGCCCTTGATGGCACGCATGACAAATAAAGTTACAATTTTCCATACTAACTTCTCCTCCAGAGCTTTTTGGAACAATCTCGTTCAACTCCCCGTTGTCCCAGGTAATCCGTTTACCGCAGTCCTCGCATTCACCCTTAGACCGCTCAAAAACCTGCTGCCGTATAGTCTTGACTGCCTCTGCTCTAGGCCACTGTTGCACTGTCTCAGAAGGTAACCGCCAAGCATCCGCGTTTGTCCGGAGGATGCGGTATATCTTGGACTCGCGGATTTCCACAAAGACGAGCTGTTTAGCCACTACGCCTCTGCTTATCCATTTGTTCGTGATGTTTCAACCAGTTTTTAGCATCTTCGGATAGATCTTCCCAAAGATTGCATAGCACCACTATCGCTCCCAGTTCACACGCAACCCTCGTGGCGTAGTCTAGTGCTGCCTTCATCTGAACTGGCTCGCCCCAATCTTGATTATCTGAACACGGCATATTTATTGTCCCGCCAAATATTTAACTAACTCAGGGTTTTCATAAAACAGTTCCGTCAGATACTGTGACAGCCTATAAATTCCTTCATGTTTTTCTGGGGTAGAGGAGTTCCAGTAGAGATTATTCACATCGCCATCTTTGCTTTCGGTGCAGGTTCCTGCGTGCAGGATCTCATGGAATAGTGTATCTCTTTGGTTTGCAACAGTTAGTCCGCTTTTTACGAGAATCTCCTCGTCCTTGCAGTTCGTCTCACCAAATATGTGATGGTTATCCATGTAATTTGTTTCATCGAGGATAACCACCCAGCGATGACCGCGAATGAACAAAATATGCGGAAAATCAAACCCTTGGATTTTAGTTTCAACTTGTACTTTGACAACATCGGGTTGGTTTCCGCAGCCAAGAGTTGAGGTCAGGAGAAACACAGCGAGAAAATATTTCATATTACCCTCCGTATGTAGATCTAAATTCCATGCACAAACGCAAAAATGTCAATTTGTTCTGCTCATGTTCTGGAATATCGTGCGGAATAACCGGGTCTACCTGTCTGGTCATTTCAATAGTATCTTCAATTAGAATTTTCTCTTCGGGGGTCACGAAGAACCCACCTAACTCCCACCATGAACCCTTTTCCTGCGGAACTTCGTGTAGCTCACTGGAGACATCCGCTCGAAACTGATCAATATCTTTAGTTCGGTCGAGAGCAGCATCGATCAGAATTTGGGGAACTATCTTTCCTGAACTTTGAACGTACTTTTTGAGCACCGAAGCCCGTGTAATACCCATCTCTTCAAGTTGCTCGTCACTCAGTTGCGAACCGAGAGTTTCGATCACACCCACACAGACGTATACTTGCGACCGCTTTTTCTGAATCTTTGGCTCCAAGCTAAGTACATACGCGCCAAAACTGTGCGCTCCGTAGGTCTTCCAGTACTTCTTTGATCGCACCTTGTGGACACGAGACCCCAGCTTAACCCAACTGGTGTTGAGATCCCGTTCGCCGGTTGCGATACCCTCCGCAATCTGGTCAATCTCATCTTTGAGACTCTGCGCTTCGAGTAGTTCTTCTACTGTTAGTTCAGTCACTTTTTCTTCCTTATCACGGTAGTTGTCCAGAATGTATCTGGCAGGAGTATTATAAATCCGAATATACCTATTAAAAGTCCTATAGACACAGCCCAAAACAAATCAAACACAGTAATATCCCTGTATGGTGGCTGCCTTTGCATCATTATCACACTTACTATCCCACTCAACCACCACGCAGCCAAGAAATAAATCATTTGCTTTCCTGTCTTAAAACTTCTTCCCATATACTTTCAGCGTGACGAACAGCCGTTTGTATTTCTATCTCGGTAGGTCCACGCAAAGTACGATTTGCTTCCAATTTAACTGATCCAGATAAGAGAGTTGCCGCCATTATCGCCTTAAGATCATTTAATTCCATTATTTTTCCATCCTCTTTTTCAAATCTTCTAACGCAATTGGTGTATAATCTATAGCTTCGACGCTGAGATTTATGTAGTTCCCTTCTGGAGAAGGATTTGCGTGTATGTGTCCGTGGGCGTTTGCTTTAAACCGTCCCATATTTTCTGGATGAATCGGAATGTGTGTAAAAATTATATTATCGAGCACGCGAATTCCGTAAATCTCATCAAAACAGGAAAGATAGTCTTTGGTCTTGTACACATCGTGATTTCCTCTGACCAATCTTTTATGTCCATTACAGCGGGAAACAGTACCTATATCTCTTCGTTTCATGGCTACGTCACCAAGGTGATAACAGTGATCTTGCGGGCGAACCACTGAGTTCCATCGATCAATTATATGTTCGTCCATCTCTTCTACGGAAGAGAAATCTCGTAGTTTGGTGCCGTCCAGCTTCAGAAAGTTTAGGATGTTAGCGTGCCCGAAGTGGGTGTCACTTATGAAGAACAAATTCGCCACTACTTTTCCATCCTCGCTAACAAATATTTCTTCTCTTTACTCTGAAGTACTATGAAATTTTTACCTACCGAGTAACTACAGGTTACTTGTCCTTCTACTCGTTCAAAGAAATCGTTCAGGAATTTCCAGTCAAAGATGGCAGTAAACGCTAACTCGTTTCCTCTTCCCCGCAGGGTCTGGTACGCAATTTCATCTTTTCCGTGCGTACTCTGGTTTCCGGTACGAAGTTCAAGATTCTGCGCCCACGTCAACTTGACTGCCCTGGTTTCCTCGTTCATTACAGCTTCTAAGCGGCCAAGCGCTTCGCGGAATTCTCCTGCATCCACTCTTGCAATAAAATCACAACCTGTTGGAAACAAACGTTTTGCATCTGGAAATTTATCCGTAAATTTGTTCGCACGCGCAGTAAATTTACCACTCTTAATAATACTAACACGAGAGTCGTCAAAAAGCAAGGTTTTTTCATCAGAAAGTGTGGGAATTATTGGAATTAGTGACGAAGGTAACAGCACCGAAAAGGATTGTTGCACATCCGCAGGAATCGATAAACTTGCGATACGTTTACCATCCGTTGCGATTGCTTCGATTGACCCCCCGAGCGGATCTTCCGTGCCGACCAAAGAGACCATCCCAGAATATGTCAACCCCGTTTGCTTGGAATCTGGAGCAATTTGGACGAACTTGATCAGCTCTTGTAAAATTGCCGTGTTGAGGCAGATTTGCAAGGCATCAGCAGGCTCGTACCGCCAAGCGGTTTTTGCTTCTTCCAAATCGATTCTGGTCTTGTTTGAGACAAGAGAATAACCCTTGTCCGTTTTCTGGACAGATAGGATTCCAGACATGCGGTTAACGGAGGTTGTGAACTTTCGGCTTGGGAAAAAGTATACCACTTTTTCTGAATCTTTCAGGGACTCGTCCTCAACCCAGGCGGCTAGGTTCTGTTCCTTAGCGGCCAGTATGCCATGCTCGGTATCCAGGATAATTACCTCAGACTTGACCGCAGCAACGCGTTTGATGAGCGGTTTAAGAGTTGGTAGAACAATATTCATGGTCTAATTTCCACGGGCCAAGTAAATGCTGTCAGCACAAACAGCAATAATGCTAGCAGCAGTTCATGCCCGTTCGTTGGATAGTGAAACACTAAGTAGGTCGCGTACACGGCCATAAACAAGCCGCAACCTCTCGGTATTATATCGGGTAAAAGACGTAGTATGATATCAAATATCATTGAAACATGTCCTCCGGTTCTTCTTGATGACTGATTTCTAGGAACGTTTTTATGAACTCTGCCGCAACTGTGATGACGTCGAATGCGTTATTCATTTTGAAACTCCCCATACTTGCTCCAAGACATATTCTTTGCGGGTGGTTCTTTTAGGTATTCAATAGCTTTTTCCAAGTTCTCCACATGATCTTTGAAATGCCCTAGACCTGTATTGCAGTTCTTACAAAGTACACCACGAATACATTTTACGCAAGAGTAACCTTTCTTCGGGTGACATTTATAATCGTGATCCAAAGCCCATCTATTCGAATCGCCTTCATCTAGGTATCCGCAAATAAAGCATTTACGTTCGGTATAGTTTAAAAGATCTTGATGCTGTTCGTTAGTTATTCCCTGTTTTGTCGGTCTAGATCTTTCACTTTGCCATCTTTTGCAATTTCTTTTAATTCTGTCGAGATTTCGGCTGTTCCAGCTATTACGACACGCTGCCATCTTTTCGGGGTTATTTCGAGCCCATGCTTTGTTTCTTTCATTTATAAGTTCTTTGTTATTCACGTATCGTAAACGATGATATTCTTTTGCACACGCCTTACATACCCAAGCTTTCTTATCCCTACTCTTACTGGATTTAGGAAACAATTCTAGAGATTTCGATTCCTTACATTTTGTACATTGTTTTTCAATCATCACTGTGCGAACATGTCCTCTTCATCATGGTTACTCAATTCTAAAAAAGTAGAAATAGAACCTTGGAAATAAAGTTTAGCGTACGCAGCGCCTCTTCCTTTGGACCGAGCCTTTTTAAGATGAATCTCAGTTTCCGGTCCGTATTCATCCATCGGTGGATTTGCGGGATCGATATTTTTTACGACCTCTCTGTGTAAAAAATACACAGCGTCTGCATCCGCAGTTACGGCTTCGGAACCCTTAGCATCCGAAATATGTAGAGATTTTCCTTTTGTTTTTGAATCGGCTTTTCTCGGCTGTCCAATTACTATGAACTTCAAACCATAAGTCTGAGCCATATTTTTTATTCGCTGCATGGCTTGAGACTGAGCTTTAATTTCGTCTGATGCCGTACGAGTCAAAAAGTGAATATGATCCAGAACCACAACAGTCACCCCCAACCTCTTGACGGCGGCTTCTATTAAGTCTAATACTGAGTTTACATCAGTCAGAGTAGTATCTCTACCAACATAATACCGCAAATCCTTGATCAATGCAAATGTTTTTTTGTAGTCGGCTCCCGTCAAAGTGTTACGATCACGTGCTAAAACATGAGCGGCCACGATGTTCTTATACTCCTCTACACTAAGCTCGCATTGGTACGAAAGAACGATTTCTCCGTGTTTTCTAGCTCCGTGCAGAGTTGCGTTCATCCATAGCTGAGTTTTTCCGCAACCAGTGGATGTGGCGGTTGAAAACACTACCGCGCCGGGAACTAGAATCGCCATTTTATCTACCGATGGCCAAGGAAATTTTAGCCTATTGGGGTGGTCAGTTAACGTTCCTTCATCGTGAGATAGCATACTGTCAGCCAATCCGTAAACTCCGGGCATCGGCTGGCTTTTCGACCGGGCGATAAGTTCATTAAAATGGTCCTTAAAGGCGTTTACGTCCATTTTATTGCACCTTATGAAAGTTTCGTTCGCATCCTTGTAGCCATCGGGCCACTTGACCAGAATTGCTTTATCACCGAAATCCTGTTTTAGTCGTTCCATCGCCTTGATACCGGGACCTTGATCGCAGTCACCCGCCAGGATAATACCGTCTGCGCATTCAAGCGCATCTCTCAGTTCTGGGGTCAGGGTGAATCCGGACATAGGAAGGGCTACAGATCGAAATCCGGCCTGCTCCATAATAATCCGGTCCGGTTCCCCCTCCACGACCACAATTGGTTCAAAAGGGTCAATACTCTCCAACCCAAACAGAGTAGTTTTCATACCCGGTTGACGCGCCGTAATCTTTTGTATCACAGAGCGGTACTTGATTAGAACAACTTTATCATCCTCGAAATAAGGAAATGCGATCCATCCCTTGTTGCGAACTTCTTGGATTTTCGGGTCCTTCTCGCCTATTTTTCCCAAATCCTGCCGAAACCCAACATGCAATCTCTTCGCAGTCTCGTAGGTAATTCCCCTCTGTTCCTGAAGCCACTTCATTCCCTCTGAACTGCTCGCAAGAGCGTCTTCCAGCTTTTTGTATTCAGCCAAGGTGAAAGTTTTATACTCCTTTGGCTTCTCTTCTAGTGGCTTGAAGATTTTATCCACGTGAGATTTTTTAGGATCGGAACCAAGAAAATCTTGCACCGTTTTGACTGCTTCGTTGAAAGTGCATTTATCCGTTTTCTGGACAAAAGACAATATATCTCCGCCACCGCACCCGCCGAAGCAGTGCCACAACCAAAACCCACGAGAGTCTTGGGATACAGTAAACGATCCCGACTTTTCACTATGCAGCGGGCATATTCCGAAAAGATCCTTCCCGCGTTTCTCCAGTTTGGTTTTGCTGGAATACAGTCGAAGGACCGACGGGTTACACTTTATGCTTTCGAGTTCTTCAACAGGGACAGACAAAGGGCCTCACTTAATCGTGCTTGATAGTTGCGTTTTCTGGAATACATCCACACTTCTTCATGATGATTTCAGTGTGCTCACAGTCGTATGTAGTGTGAAAAGTGATTGCATCTATCCTCGCAACTTTATTACCTAGAGGTATACGGCTCACATTCCTAGCTCCTCTTCTATGAATTTTTCTATATAATCTATTTCGACTGTTTCACCAGCATGATACGTTTTCTTCTTAGAAAATACTCTATCGGCTATTTGTTTCTTTTCTTCTAATACCATTTTCCAGCATCCAAGTACTTCATCGAGAAACTCTTGAGGACTGATTTCAGACCAAATTGCATTTCTAACAGAATCGTATATTTTGTCAGTTATTCTCAAAGGTATACTCACAATTCTTCCTCCACGTATTCTTCCTCAACATCATTTTCAACTCCAGCTTGCGCCGCAGCTAAGGCTTCTTTAGCCAGTGTATCACGTTTTTCAGTCTGGTATTTCTTAGCTTTCCGCGCTTCGATACGAGTTCCAGCCTGTTCAATGAAATTCTTGGCTGCGAACTTGATACTGGAATCATCTACGCTATTCCAGAACTCCGCAAAGGCTGTAGTCACCCCGTCTTGGCCGTATTGTTGTACCAAAGAAGCCAATAAAGGACGCTGTTGGTTGTGGAAAAACACCTGAGAGTTGCTTATTGAAGCAATTTTTGTCTCCACATCCTGAAGCGCGGGGCTTTTCACCGCAGGAGTTGCGGCGATTCCGCTACTTAAACTCCGCAAAAAGATAGAAACAGGTTTTTTACCTGTAAACCCTATCTGAGAAGTTACCCAGTTTTCAAACTCAGCCAAGAGTTCGTCGTGCCCGTGAGTCTTCACCGCTTCCTTAAGTTCCTTAGCCCACTGCTTGCGCGGCTCTACGATCCCAAACTGTTCCCTGCACCCGTTTTCAATTTGAGTATCTAAGGGAAGAGTGGATTTGAGATTATTGACTATAGCTTCGCCCCACAGGTGTTTAGCCTCTTCTAGTGGAATTTCTACCTGTTGAGTTGTCCATTTTCCGGATGGATCGCGGGTACCCTCAACCTCTGGAGGCAAAGGCGGTAAATTTGTATATTTTGCTCGCTGAAAAGGAGGAGGCAGCCGACCTGGTTTTTCAATCCCAGTCCAGTGACCGTAGTGGCGACCCTTTTCCTCCCACCGTTGCAGCATGCCTGCTTTTTCAAACTCATCCAGAATTGTCTGTACAATTTCCGGGGTCACATCTGTGCGATTGTAAGAATACACAGTAGACCAGATAAGTTCTGCCTCGCACTCAAAACTACCGTTCGCCTCAGCTAAGGGAATAAGGTTCGCGTACTCGGCCCGAAATTGGACAGGGACTTTCTTCAACTTTTGAGACTTGTACAAACTACTGCCGTCAACTATGCGGGCGGGCATCATTTCTCTTCCATTCCTGTAAGTTTTAATAGTTCACGTGCTAGCTGGATACGACCTTCGTCGCAGCCCATAGAAAAGGCATCATCGTAGTTTCCACCAGAGGCATCGAATACGTTAAAGCCCCACGGATCGTTTGGTACAGGATCTGTTGGTGCGTTTTCCTGTGAAATTTTCTCTAGGTATTCTTTAAGATTTATTGACATTTTTCCTCTAAATTGGTCCAGACAAAGGTATACCATATCCCCACGCCGCTACTGCGTCGTCGCCTCTACCTACAAGCCATTTTGGAATAGGTTCGTCTTCTTCCTCGCAACCACATGGATTTTGAAGACACTCAGGACACAGACAAAATTCACCATCGCTCATAATTCTATTACTACTGGCTTGTTTACCACGCGGTACTGTTCGTCTACTTGAGACGCGTTCACAAAGATAGTATTGCCAATTTTAGACTGTCCATAAGAGCCGTGTATGTGGCCAAATAAATGGAGCTTAGGCTCAAAAATTTCATTGTATTTTCTGCTTAAATCTTGACAGCCAAGGTACTCGGAATTGTTGTATGGATCTACTTGATCCAAAATTCCCCAAGGAGGTCCATGAGTTACAAGGATATCTGTATCATTTGGGATCTTATCCCAATGCTTCTTGATGTCTTCTCCCCTGTGGCGCATAAAACTCCACTGCATGAATGCCGGGGTATAAGGACTTCCCCAAAAATTTAACCCCAAGAGACTGCATCCCGAATCTTCAAGATAGATCGTGTTCTCAAAGTAAGATAGTACTTCGGTCTTATCCTTCTCCAGATATCGGTCGTGGTTGCCGCCGATTAAAATTTTATGGGGATGGGGATGTCTGTTCCACCAGCGTGCAAACCTAGTAACCTCATACAGATCTCGACCCCCGTTCATGAAGTCGCCTGCGTGGATCAGGATGTCACCCTCTGGAACCTTTACCTGATCGTGCAGCCCGTGAGTATCGCTTATCAAAACTAATTGTGGCATTTACTTCATCTCTCCTTCCATCGTATCCTTATACCTGTGGCAGTGATCTACCCACTCTCCATTTTCATATTTCATACCGCCTACTTCATTAAAGCCGTATTTACAACATTCTTCGGGAATATAAATTTCTCCGGTTTCGTTTACATATTCTTGTTTCATTACCATGTTGAGGTGGTGGTCTTCCCAATAACAGCCACAGGTGCATGTACCGCTTCGATTCGGACCGCTATATCGAGGTTGATTCATTAAATTTCTTTCTTAAGACTAATCTCAGGGTGTTGTTTCAAATATTCTTCAAGTTCCTGTTTTCTCCGAAGAAGAGTACCTTCAGCGGCTCTAACACCGGTTTCTGCTTTTTCTACAAGACATTGAAAATGTGCAGCAACTAAAGACGGGATAGGTTGTGCTCCTACGCGGTACCACATTTGAGCGGAACCTCCACCCATGGGTATATAAAACTTATCTGTATCTGCGTAATGTTTTTCGTTTCTGTAATTATCGGCCCGGAACTCATAAATATTGCCGATTAAAGTACTTCCCTCTATATCGGATTCGTGTATCCATCCAGAATCTCCGTGTGCTCCAATTCCCCAGTAGGTATCTTTCGCCAATACAGAATTGCAGGTTCGATACACCACTGCAATACCGTGCTTACACCAATTGTTGTCAGGTTTGTAACGAATTACATCTCCATTTTTATAGTTCATAGTTCCTCCAAGTTATTTGCTGCGTCTTCCCACGCATCTGAAGAATTCTGTCCGTTACCTAAAATTTTGCCAAGAGAATTAGAGTATATAATGAAACCATCGTCCCAAGCATCCACCCAGAACTCTGCGTATGCTTCAGGAAAATAAGATAGTACTTTACGTTTTGCGTCACTATATCGGGGCTGATTCACAGTTTTACACTCTTTATATAGATTTTTAGACTCACAACTCCTCCAACCATTGGTTACTTAATTTCTTCTCCTGCTTACGCAGGCTTTCTCAGGCAACGCGTTGGCTAGTGCCATACGTTAACGCCTGAAGGGCCAACCCGGCCCCTAAGATATTCTTTGCTGCGTTCACATCTCGATCATCGATGTAACCACAAGGACAAGAATGAGTGCGAACGCTTAATGATTTCTGAACTATTTCTCCGCACTTAGAACATTTTTGAGATGTGTAATGTGGTGGTACTGCGATTACTTGACGACCAGCTTCTGCCGCTTTGACTTCAAGTAGATTTCTTAGCATTCCCCAACTGCTATCCATAATTGAACGAGCTAAGTTGTGGTTTTTAATCATATTCGATGGTTTTAAATCTTCTATTACGATCAGACCACAGTCGTTGACATATCGTCTAGTTACTTTATGATAATAGTCGAGGCGCTGATTGTGAACTATCTCGTAAACGTTGGATACAACTTGTGTTGCTTTTTTGCGACGATTAGACCCTATTTTTCGACGGTCTTTGGAGCGCTGTGCAATTCTAAGTTTCTTTAGCGACTGCTTTAGAAACTGTGGATTTTCTACGAAGTTTCCTTCGCTATCAGCAACAAGATTTTTAATCCCAAAATCCAAGCCAATTGATTGAGTATTTGGTTCTAGTTTAGGTTTTTCATAATCAGTTACGATTTGAAGATACCAGCCTGATGGTTTCTTGAGAATACGTGATATCTTTTGATTACCTTGGAGAGGCCGAGTAACATTAACTCGAATTTTTCCTCCCATTTTTTTTCCCGCATAAAATAAAGTTCCACGCAAAGTCAATCCGCCCGAACAAGAAGAAGAAAAACTATGCCAACGATCTTGCGATTTAAAACGAGGAAACCCAACTTTACGTTTTTCTCTTATGCCTCTAAAAAAATCTGCAAAAGATTTATGCAGTCGATTTAATGTTTCATCTACTACAAATCCTTGAAGAGTGGGATGTCTTTTTGAATTATGTAGTTTATCGTGATCGTATCTATGAAGATATTTTCCTATTTTCTCGTAATGATCAATCAATTCTCGAAGACCGTCATTATAAAGTTTACGAGTTAAGTCCAGTGTTTCCAAAAGTTTAACTTCTTGTGCTTTGGTTGGACGAATTTTATAAGTATAGGTAATCATATTTTTCGGATACAGTATATCTGTTTTTACTTCGTATTGTATATAAACCCGATTTTGACAGAAAAGTTTTCTTTATAAGTCAAAAAGCCAATCCGAATCAGACGACTCTTCACTCCGAGATGGGCGTGAGTTTCCGATTTGAATTAGTTTATTCTTTATCATTTTTTCATCACCGATGCACAATCCTAAATGCGAACAGAAGGTGCAGTGATTATTCGGAAACTTGATTCCAGGTCGCTTGGGAAAGAAATTCTGAATGTTGGAATCGCAGATATTCCGAGCCTGCATTCCAGCCAGTTCACCTGCTTCGTGCCGCTCTTCTTCAGAGATTATCGCGGCCAAGAATTGTAGTCGCTGCTTTGTAACCTCATGCTTGGCAGCCTGAATTCCAAATCGATCCGCAAATTCCTGTTTCTTTTCCTTGAGTACGTTTCCTTTTAGCCCTTTAGCCTCCGCGTCGTACTGATCATAGATCTTTGGTGTCAGCAAAGTCAAGACTTCTTTTGAGGCATCTAAAACTACCAACTCAGTACCTACCGGATGTTGCTCGCTGTACGCTTCAAGGACAGTAACCGTATCGCCCTTTTCAAACTCCATTCCTCGTTTTACCAAAACTAGGAAGCAGGCAGTCTCGATTCCGGAGGTCCACGCATATCTCCGTAGCTGCGGGTCCAGTTTTATCATGCGGGGATCTACCGGATACAAGGCTGCCGAAGTTTTGATGTCAATGAAGATTTTGCGTTGTCCATTTTCCGGACATTCTTCTAAAGGAGGTAGCAAGGGGTGATTCCAAGGAGCGGTCACTTCCATATCTAGGAAGGCTGTATCTTTTAATCCCGCGTATTCAGTATCTGGGTAGTACTCCTTCTTGTAGTTCAACTGAAACTGTGGATTTTGGATAGGTAACGTAGGCAACACAGCGATGTACAGCCGAACCATCTGCTCGCCCTGCCTATACATAGATTCCCAGTCGCCATCTTTATCTGAGTATACCAGTTCTTTATTATCCTGCTGAAGCACCCACAGCCGTTTCCATTCATCGATGGTGTCGGATAGTACCATTCCAGAGTTGTGGTGATACTGGATGGCCGATTCAACTGCGGTACCGAAGGCAGATGAGGCGCGTTTCTCCTTCTCCTTCCATCCCTGACGGCGGTCATAGTCGTACTTCTTAGGGCAGTCATCGTAGAGCGATCCTGCGGAGTAACTATGATCCGTTACTGGATATCCCCGAGTGGGGCTGGTATATAGTATCGCCACGTTATTTTCTCATTCCGAGCAGCACTTTCATGGTTTAAACCTATTATGATACGCGCAATATCCTTCGCATTTTGACCTGTATCCTTTTCCAATTACTAGTCCAGGAAATATAACTGTACAAGTTGGAGTAGTTAAACGAGACATAATCCATCTCCAAATTTTCATTTTCTCAACTCCGTAATTTTAGTGTAAAGTTCAGAGACGGTTGGTTCGGTATCTCGAACGAAGGCCTTGAGCACTGCACGAATCGCTTCGTTATACGCTAGTCTCTCCCGCTCGATTACCCATTTCTCGATGAAGCAAAGAAGACCGCAGCGGGGATCAGGATAATTAGCTATCTGATTTTGGATGGATTCCAGAGTAGCTTCCTCGCCCTTCTTAAACAGTTTGAGCGCATCTAGGTCGGACTCGTTCAAGTCTTCAAGAACATGGTTTAACTCTTTGATTGCTTTTCGAACAGCTACTGTGTTCATTTCTTCAACTCCCTGATTCTTGGAACTACGGCAGATAGAGTGAAGGAGTCGGTCAAGATATCGAGCACATCATCGATGGCACTGTTGTATACCGCGTCTATGCGGGCCATAACCTCTATATCCCCTCCCGCGTCAGGATAGTTTTCTATGCTCGACCGCACAGCATTTAACATCCAATTTGCGCCTTCGTAAAATTGTGGATCGCTTTGACTCATGTTTATCTTCCTTCCGGTGATCTCACCAAACTGGTTGTAAAATTGTACGGGTCTCCGACCATCGTGCTCGTGACCCACCAGAATCGGTATTGACCCCACGGTTCTTCAGCCAAGTGATCGATGGCTTCAATCGCATCGTTCAACGACGGCCACACAGATACAAAGTACTTGGCTGTATCCGTAAAATCCGATTCCGAACTAAAAATCAAATAAAGCATATTTCTCGTTAGCTAGCTTGACTAGTATCTCTCCGTGACATCTTTTCGGAGCACACCAGCAACCTAAAACTTTTCCTTTCAATTTATATACGTCCGCTAGCAGATCTGGCTGCGTTTGAATCCATTGTTCGTACTTTTCAATAACTTCGTCGCGAGTACCATCTGCACCAACCACAAAAGGATTGCCCCATTTTGAAGGACGACCTATGTATTCGTCGTATTCTGACTTTTTACAATGAACAACCAGAGGATGAGGCATGTTATCCTTTTGTAAACATCCGAATCAAAGCGATGAAGAAGAAAGCCCAGATTGCTACGACGATACTGGCAATGAGATAGCCGAGCATACTTCCTCCCTCAGTTTTTCCTGCTGCAATTTGTTGAAATACCTGCGAATGTGAAAGAAACACAGATCATGGCGTTTATCGCAGTGTAGGTGCTTCTTTGAATTCTTTACTTTGAAGATTGCTGGCCGTCCGCACTCTGAGCATCGCATATGTTCTCCTTGGCTTCTGTTATATTGTGCCACTCGTTGTGTTTTTGCCTGTCTACAACTATTGCTCCGCACGTATAGCATCTCCAAACTTCAAAGAATTCTGATCCGATGTCATAACTCCAACATGGAAATCTCTCGTCAACTTTCATTTAGTTCCTCCAAGAACTTTGATTTTTGGCCGCTGTAACTCAGTATAAGCCTTTTTTCGGGTCTAGAGCAAGCGACAAAAAATAAATTTCGTTCCTCTTGCAAATCTGTGGATCGCTTATGCGGAAAAATCCCCTCAGTCATTTGCACTACAGCCACCGTGGACCACTCGCGTCCCTTGGCTTGGTGTACCGTCGCGACCGCACAGCCTTTCCTAGACTTTGACGCGGCCTGAACCTTCCGGATGAAGTTCAAAAAATCCCGCAGGGTCTCGTGCTTTCCTGCCGCTTTGACTAATTCCTTAAGGTTTTCGACAGGGTTGTTGTCGTTTTCGACCGATTCCTCTTCTTTGTAATACTCCGCAGCTTTGAGATCCTTTAGGATAGCAGCCACGGCGTCTTTGGCTGGAAGGTATCGATATTTCACCAAGGATCGCAAGAAAGATACAAAATCCTGTATATTCTTCTCTGGTCGCGTCAGAAGATATTGATAGGCTGATATTTTTGCTGATCCTGTTTCTTCTGCTAACTGTTTACGTTTCAAGTACTTAGACGGATAAAAAGGAGTCCTAATTGCCGCTATGACTGCCGAATCTGTCAAATTCACACAGCACTGTAACCACGGTACTATGTTTTTCACTTCTTGGCAAGTCCAAAATCCGGATTTACCGAGGAGGTGGTATTTGGTACCGTTTTCTATCAACGCTTCCTCGATTGGCCGAAGTGCTAGGTTAGTTCTGGCTAGTACCGCAGAATGTTCAGGATCTTCAGCGACAATCTTAGCAATTTCTTCGGCTTCACGCTCCGGCGTGGAGTATACCCTTATTTCAGGTTCGGTACCCTCTTCATTTGGAGTGTTAAAGCGGTCAAGAAGTTCGTCACGGTTTGGGGCAATCTTCTTTATAAAGTTCACTATAGAGCGAGTTGACCTGTAATTCGTACCTAGAAAAAGTTTCTGAATCGTAGGAAAAATTTCATGAACGTCTCGAAACAGTTCAGGTGCAGCCCCACGCCAAGCGTAACAAGACTGATTCAAATCCCCTACAATCAACAAGTTACCGTGTTTTTGTGTCAGTAGCTGCAATAATTTATACTGAATTCGATCCCCATCCTGGGCCTCGTCTTCCATTACGTGCAAATAAGAATATTTTTCCCGTAGCTCCTCGTTATCCTCTAAGGCCTTGACTGCTTCCAACATCAGGGAGTCAAAATCAAGGATTCCTGCCTCTGTGAGGCGTTTGTCGTACTGTTTGTAGGCCAGCGCCTCGCTTTGACCTTCCCCGCGCTTCTCGGCGGCAACCAGCGCATCTGGCGGTGTGGTTCTGTTCCGCTTCTGAAGACTGATGTACGATCTCAGCGACCTCCAGTTCAAATTGAACTTATTTGCTAATTCATAGCCGATTTTGTTTAGCTGGCCCTCTGTAGCCAGAAAATTATCCGTTAAATGGACAGAATCGATGTTGTGCTTCTCTTTTTCCAGGAAGGCCAAAGCCCACGCGTGGAAAGTCATGAATCCAGCTATTCGTTCAGGAGGCTGAGTGAAGATTCGGTCTTCGACCCTATCCCTAAGATTTCTAGCAGCGGAGGATGTGAAAGTAAGTATGAGGAGTTCCTCTGGTTCGCAGCCAGACTCGAATAGTCGCACCGAGCGTTCGACAAGGCACCGTGTCTTGCCTGATCCGGGCGAAGCACGGCAAACCCAGTAACCGCTTTCTGCGTTGACAACTGCCTGCTGTTCTTCATTCAGTTCCACTCTTCGGCTCCGCGTATTCTTCCGCATCCTGCCCGTATTTGGTTAGAAACTTCTCTTTATCCAGAAAACAGTAGTCCCATCGTCTCTCAGAGGTTTTAAGGCTCGACGAGGGCAGCGTAAACTTTCTTTGAGTGTAGTTCATTATGCTTTCCTCAGAAATTTCTGTAACAAAATGATTATAACACCCGCAACAATCGTAAAATCCCCGATACTGGCGATTGCGTTTCCTCCGAACAGGGAAAAGCGGTCGCATAGTAGAGGGAATCGGGTAGACGCGGTAGCTATTGAATGCACGTAGTCTACGCCGATTTTATCCAGATTATCATATACCGGCATAGTGCAATGATTAGAGACAATCGCAGTCAAGTTTGACAGTGCTCCCAACACAGTAAGGCTCCTGCCCACACAAAACTGAACCCGCAGCAATGTAAGCATTCCCAGAATATAAATAGAAATGGATACTGCGTTTAGAACGCCGATCTGAAAAACGTGAGCGGCGATAAACACGACGACCGCCGTCAACAGAACAAGCGTAGCTACGCTGTTTATACTTTCCTTTTTCATTTCGCTTCTTTTAGGAATTTCGTAAATTGTTCATTAATTGATTCTTCGGCTACGTCAAGAAGCGCTAATTCTCTGTTCCACCGCTCTACGTCCGACTTAGCAAGAAGCAATTGTTCTTTATATTCGGCTCGACGGTGTTTCACACCGATAAGAGCGTCACAATACGTTTCTGATTTTAACACGATTAAACTCCTCCTTATTCCACGGTTTACCTGCTAAAAAGCCACGTCTAGGTCGTCTGCAACTTCTTGAGTGGCAGGTTCGCGATAATTTGTTTCCTGATTGAACTCATCGCGAGGCTTAGTGCCGAGAAATTCCACACGGTCAGCGATGATTTCTGTGCGGTACTTTTTGTTACCGTCCTTGTCATCCCAAGAACGATAGTCCACGCGGCCAGTAACAGCTACTTGGCTTCCTTTAGCCGTATACTGCGTAACCGCATCAGCGGTTTTATCAAAGCATGTGATGTTGTGCCAGTTCGTGTGCTTGTTCTGACCAAATCCATCCTCTGTAGCCAGAGAGAAATTGACAACGGTTTTACCCGACGGAAGAGCTTTGCTCTCGGGATCTTTACCAAGTCGCCCTGCTAAAATTACGATGTTCACTGCTTACCTCCAAATTTTTCATCCATCTTTGAGAAAATCACAGTCCATTCGGCTCTGGACAATTCCTCGGTCTTCTTGCCGCCAGAGTTTTCCTTGATGAAGGCTAGAATATCAGCCCGATCAGCCTTGTCGTAGAAACTCTTTACTTTCGGAGCCACGACCGCGAGATACTCTTCCTTGGTGTAAGGAGTATCTGCTGTTGACTGCGTATGTATAGTTGTCTCGCCGCCACTAATAATTGTTGCTCCAGTGATCGCTTGTTCCTTGGATTCGTCCATTTTCAGGACAATTCTGCTCTCAAGAGTTGTTTTCCCGGCGGCGGTGCGGGCTAGGTTGGAGTGTCCCTTCTCTTCTGGACGAGGAGCGGTAGTTGCCGTAGATGGTTTTTGGTTTACCTTCGGGCGGTCAGGTGGATTGGGTTGCTTTTTGGACTCTGGAGCGTTTCCATCCATGTCGTCATCCGCCGCAATACCCGCTAACGCCACCCACTGACCGCGCCTTGCGTATGTAGAAGCCGCAATCACGAGTTGAGCGCTTGCCTGCGCACCCGGAATCCGCAAGGATTGAGACATGTATTCGCCAGATTCATGCACCAAAACGGTATGAACTACAGTTTGACCTTCGATAAAATCTACACCTTGCACTATTGTCAATCCGTTAGTATTGAGTGCATCCTGCGTAGCCTCAATCACGTCAGCCAAATCAGCGTATTTGCTGCCAAAATAGAGGTTGGTCTTGTTTTTGACCAGCGGTTTATATGATTTTTGCGCCGCGATCAAAGCAGGCACAAGTTTTGTTACTGATTCACTTCGTTCCATTTATTTTCTCACCTTCTTAGCATAATTATATAGTATTCCAACCAAGGCCGAGTAGTCAACACCGGACTCAAACGCATTCAGATTTCCAATTCGGATCAATGCCTCTGAGATTGCATCGTTTGCTTCCGGTCTGTAGTTGTTAATCAAGTTGGACCGCAGAAACCCACAAACCACCGATTTCAGTCCTTTGGAATCCGCAACCTTGGTTTTTTGGAGCAATTCCCGCGTTCGGTTCCAGTCACCCTTGACCGCGTACTTAGCAATATCCGTATACAGCGGATTCTGATCTGGGGGAGGGATAAGAGCCTCGGCCAAGGGTACACCGCTGATGTACTTCTCGTAAGAATACAGTATCTCTCGGGTGTTTGTCAAGCCAATTTTTATAACTTCTTCATAAAAATCATTTGGAAATTCCCGCTCAGGGTACGCCGCTCGTCCTAGCAGTATAAAAATTCCTGATTTATCTAGAGGTTTCAACTCATACACCATAAACCGCGAACGCAGTGCGCCAATAATTTCCTCTGGTTCAGTAGTACAGAAAATCCAAATTGTATTGGAATCTGGTTTCTCTATCGGAATTAGTAGTGTGTTTTGGGCCTCGTTGGTCATCATGTGCGCTTCTTCCAAAATGATGACGCGGTATTTGCCGTGGGTAGTGGAGTATCGAGTATCCTCGCAGAGTTGACGCGCAACTGCAACCCCGTTTTCACTGGCCGCGTTCTTTACTTGGATATCCCACATATCCTCGTTTGGATCATCACCCTGAACTGCGCGGGCAACTAGGCTGGCTAGAGTAGTCTTTCCGGTGCCGGTTTCCCCGCAGAAAAGAATTGCGGTAGGCGGGTTATCCATTTTTGATCGCAGAGAAGCCACTACCGATTCTTGGCCGATAACCTCATCAAAAGTTTTAGGACGCAGACTGATCGCGAGAGATTGCATTTGGGTTCTCCGGTGAGTATGAATACATAAACATTCGTTTATGTGGTGAGTCGATAACAGGATAGCCCATCAACATTGCGATTGGACGGCTATAAGGAAGCGGACGTGTTTTACAAAACTCTAGAAGAGGTAGTTGCCTCTTAAGCATCTCCACTGTTTCTGTCGAAAACAGAAGAGAAGGCCACTCTAACTCTTTCTTTCGCTTCTTAAACAACTTTTTAAAAAGATTCATTTTTCCCATATAAACTCTCCGCGATCATTCCAATGTATTTCTTATCCAACCCACTACTTCGCTGCACATATACTCCTAAAGTCATTCCCTCAGATAGGTGCCCGACACGTTGGCCGATAATCGTCTCCGGGATTTCAAGATCCCGAACCAAGTGAGTTATATTACCGCGTCTAAAAGCATGAAATCCAACTCTCGGAATTCCAGCTTTATCGCACAACCCCCACATCTGTTTCTCAGCCCACCCGTAGCTCCATGGTTCTGCGTATTTGGTGTGGAAAATATAGCCGTCTTTCTTCGGAACTAAACTCTTAAAAGTATCGCACAGTTCGTCAGAAATTGCAAGTGTTCTGTTCGAGGAATCTGTTTTTGGAGAGTTGGGCCTGCCTTTGAAAATTGTCCGTTTAATGGACAAAGTTTTGTTGATAAAATCAACATCACTGGTTTTTAATCCAAGCGCTTCTCCTTTTCTACACCCTGTTTCACAAAGAATCATGACTAATAGATGCAGGCGGCCAAAGGAATGTGCTAGAAGTTTCTTCATCTGTTCCAAATCCAACCATTGCTGCTGCGATCTGGCCTTTCTAGGCAGCTCCGGGCGCTCAAAACCTTCTATCACGTTCTGTTTGACTGCGTACTTGAGAACTGCCGAAAGTGCTGTCCAGTGCCGTTGAACAGAGGAAGGCATCAAGCGTTTTGACAGTTTGGTAAAATAAAGTTGGATTACCTGCTTGTCCAGTTTATCGAACTTCAAGTGACCGAATTCCTCAGCCATCTCTTGATATATTTTTGACCAGCCGTCGTAGGTAGAGGGCTTTTTCAGTTCCAGAATCTCCTGCTTGAATCGTTCTATAAAAGCATAGACATACGGGTTTGATAGCGCATGTTTCTTTTCGCGGTTGCGAACACGCCGTCCGATATTTAGTATCTTATCGGATTTGTGACTACCAAACCCCGTATGATATTTCATTACCATTCGCTTTTAGAAGGTTTTTCAAAAAATCCTGTAAACCCACGCGACTCTTGGCTGCCGTACTCCTTAAACGGAGCTGGAGCCTTGGATGCCATATCCTTGAGACGCTTGATTACTTCTTCATACGGATTCTCAAGGCAGCGAACAGCGACAAATAGTTCCTTGAGGTGCGCGATCCCAAGTTTGTTGGTATCCTGAACCCACTTATTTAACGTGGCCTCATCCAACGGAAACTTCTTCGCCAAGTGTTCAAGATATTGACGCCGTGAAACCTCATTAGGCATGTCAATCAAAATGTGTTCGTCAAAACGGCTTGGGCGGTTCACAATACGAGCGCCTAAACGTTCAGGGTAATTGGTACTTGCGATATTCGTGACGTTGGTTATCTGGTTTTCTCCATCCAAAAGAGAAAGCAATACGTGCTCACCGTACTGTTCCAGCATCTCGTCTATGTCCTCAAAAATTACGATGAGAGAACGATGCGGTTCGATTTGACGAAGATGTTTGAGACCAAGAGCCGCGATTGCTGGATGACCTACATAGACCACGATTCCGCCTGCGTCAACTAGTTCTTTACTCAAAATTGAAATAGAACACGTTTTTCCCGCACCTGGCGGGCCCGACAAAAGCAAGCCCCTGCGATACATAATTCCATATTCTGTGTATTTTTCCTTCATCTTCCAAAATTTTCGGATTCCGTCAATGACCTTGCGGGTAGGGCTGTCGCTCAATTCAAGCAGGGAGTCAGTATTTGTATCCATTTTCTGAAAAAATACCCTACCATCTGAAACGTTGACGTTGTAAGTACCGGGCGGTATTGTCTTGACCGAAGGTGAAGTCGCGTAATATGTGTGGTTGGGTCCACACGCCCAATCCGTATACGAAACCTTGTCGGCGCGGTTAGAGGATTTTTCCGTGGGTTCGGAAGCTGATTGGTCTGGTGATGTCGAGCCAAATAATGAATGTTCTGCCATGTTACTCCTTAATTGATAAATAATCCTTCGGGTTCTGATTCTATTATGTCTGCGATTTGGGAGAAAGTCTTATTGGCATCGTTATCGTCAACTAGAGATCCCTTTTTCGAATAACCACCCCAACTGTTACTTAACTTGGACCACTTTTGAACAACAGGAACATTAATTAAAGTGCCCGCTGTCTGTGGAAAGATATCCAATACTCCCTCTTTCAACGCCACGTCACATAGCACACCTAAACAACAGTATGTGTCTCCGTTTCTCAGTTGTCCTGTTCCTTGCTCGTACTTTCCACTGCGTAACGCGGCAACCCATTTCTTCGCTACTAGGTTTAACATGTTACTCCTTAATTGATTCTAAAATTGAGAATTTATTCGCTTACTTCGTGTACGTAACAACCTTCGTGATCTACGGTAAGACTTCCTTCGATTTCTCTGTCTTGTGTACTGGGTTCAACATATATAGATCTGAAATATACTCTTTTTGTCCAATCATGAAACTCATCAAGTGTGAGGCTTCTCTTTGCATAATTACATGTCTTACAGCAAGGAACAATGTTTTCTTCCACATAGCCGAGTTGATTATCCACTCGATCTAAACCGTTGTATATCTGTTTTGAACTCTTACTATAGTTCCACGCTTGACTTGGAGGAGCACCACAATAATGACAGTCTTTCTCAATCAGAATTTTAAACGTGTTTCTATCAATCGACCAAGTAAGCTTTCTGTTGTCAGCTTGTCTCATATAGCTGTTATAAATAGCATTACAAGCACCACCGTTGTTTGGTAAAACCTTAGAACAACCACAGCTTTCTGAGCCTCCGTTACGAAGCATTTTACCATTTACGGCTCTTTCTGTACCACAATCACAACGGCATAGAAAGAAAACATGATATGCAAGTCCGAGAGGAGTGTCAACTCTTTTTATTACTGTCCATTTTCCATATCTCTTGCCGCTTTCGTCTTCAAAATTACACTTACCGCACCCAAGCGATTTACCTTTTCTTAGAGACTGACTATGGATAGATTTTTCATTCCCGCAATCACATAAACATTTCCAATATGCCGCAGTATTACTGTATTTCTTGTTATTATATTTGCTTTTGTCGCGTTCAATAACGATTAATTTCCCAAAACGTTGTCCAGTTATATCTATAGCTTTATACACGATTTAAACTCATCCCTTTTTGTAATAAGGGCTACAGAAGCCTTCAGCTCCTATTGGAAGTTTTGCTGCCCATTTTGGTAATTTTATCATACATTGAATTAAATTATCAAGGGCTTTTTCATCATTTTCATCAGCCTCACAAATAATCTCATCATGAATATGTCCGATGACTATCATTCCTTCTTTATCTGCTTCTCGAAGTCCGTTTGCTAAAAGATCTCTGGCAATTGCCTGTACACTATTTTCTGTCCACAGCCCAGGTCGAGACTGCATTCTAGTCCATTGTCTCGTAACTTGATCCATACCCATGAACGAAACAAAGGTTTTCGTATAAGATTCACCATCTCTGCTAATTCTCTCTTCTTCTTGGACCAAGGGATCTGCGTAATGAAGGACGCGACCCGATGGGAGAATCATCCGGAGAACACGATCATCTGCGCAATCAAAAGTAAGGACACCAATTTGTTGCGGTTCTTTTTCTTGCACAGCGTCAATGGCTGCTGAGTCTAATGCTTTCCAAAGGCGCGGAATCTCAGGAAACTTTTTACGGAAAATTTGTACAGCTCGGTTAGCTTCTTCCTGCGTCATACTGATTCCCATCGCATAACTATACCCAAGCAAACCTGACCGCACTAAATCGCCCGCCTCGTTAACTTTTTCTTCACCAGCGCCCAGACCAAAACCACACCCCAATGTCGCTGGTTTCGATTGGTTGCGTTCTTCTTTAGTAATACTATCATATGGTTTGTTAAACATATCACATGCAAAATCTTTGTAAGGGTCTAAGCCTTTTTCAAAAACCTCCAACATTCGTTTACAACCCGATACCCAGCCAATAACACGGTTTTCAACTGATGAAAAATCTGCTACGACTAGCTTTTTTCCTTTTGGTGCGATGAGTGTCGGTCTAATACAAGACGTGGCTACGTCGATAACCGAACTAAACTCAGATTTAATGGTCGCATGATCAACAGCAGTCAGGAGATCGATGGCTCGATCTGTATTTTTCTCGACCTCTTTTGTGGGTCGAGCTAAGTTTTGAAGCTGGCAATCTCGTCCACTCCATCTCATCGTCCTAGCGGCCCCGCCGAAGACAAACTGCTCCCTGATGCGTCCGTCCGCACACGCATTACTCCGGATAGCATATAATTTTTTGACTGAGCTTTTTGAGACTTGTTGTCTGATAAGCAACGCTCTCTTACAAAGGTCTGTAATTCCACCTTCACCCTTTATAGCTCTGTCCACAAAAGCTTTTCCCATGACGCTGAATGGATAATTTTGCGTCTTAGCCCATTGGAGAATTTGCGTCGCCGAGTTGGGGTTGTCTGCTCCCGTCAAATCTCGAAGTTCGTCCAGCAAAAGTGTCTGTTCTTTTTCAACAACGTCAATGGCTCCATTTATGAGGTCAAGATTTACCAGCCAACCACAGTTGTTTATTTTCTGGTCTAAGAACCACATTTTCCACTCATGTGCAGGTAAATCAAAATCCTTTAGTTTCCAACGTTCTTCCTGCTGCGCACGTACGTCTTGGATATTGTATTGACAAAATCGCTCCCACTCCACTGGATTTGTATTCCAATCCTTGAATACCGGATCTGTTAGTCCGAATAAAGGGGTATCTTTTTGATCTATGAAAGGCTCGCAAAACAGTTTAATTAAAGACTTACCCTCTTTTAGTTTTTGGGACTCAATTTTAAGAATTGCGCCAACATTTTCAAGATTACCTGGCAAAGAATAGTAACGCGCCATTACTTGAACGTCGCGCCATTCTTCAAAAGGAACTTTGATGCCAAGTTTCCTCCACGTCATGATTCTCTCAAAAGCCACATTAAAAGCCCATTTTTGCTCTACTAAGGGATCTTCGAGCGCCCATTTTAACTCCTCTGGGATAGGTTCTAAATGTGGCTGCCAAAGTTTTATAGGTCCTTCATCTATCGAAAACGAAGCGAGGATAATTTCGGTAGATGGATGAGAGGCGTAGTTATGTATCCCGACGGATGTTAAGTCGACGCAAGACCTGCTCTCATAATCTAAATCGAGTATCATCTATGATTTATGATTCTCCAAAACTCCGCTGAAAAACAGGCACAGCATGAAAAGCACGGATGTTACACCCATGAATTCCTTGTCCGCGCTCGGTCCTGAGTTGGTTATCCCAACAAAAATGAAGGACACGATGACTGAAAACACGACCATCAGAATTACGTACAAACAGGTTTGCCACACGGTTCGCTTAGGTGGATCTTCAAACTGAGGCGGCTTTATTCCTGCGCTACTCCACGGTTTTGGTTGCATTACTCATCCTCTAGGTCTATAGTACCAACCGTTTTGTAGTCATCTTTTATTTCGTACAGTGTTAGGTAAGCAGTAAAAGCTTGATCGTCGTTTGGATAACGAACTCCGATTTCCAAGTTTTCATCAAACTCAGATAATTCTGCAATAAGATCTTTAACTTTCATACTTCCTCCCGTTCAGAAAAATGGACTATTTACTAAACCACCTGTATTGAAACTTCAAAAAACATCCGGTGCTGCAAAAATGTTTTGAGCGGTGCCACGCGGCAACTTCATCGTTCCATTTCTGGACTTCCAGAGCGTCTTCCTGTTCCAGGAAAGCCATCAGCCAAGGTTCCGGTGCTTGACGGAATTTGTTGCACTCCTCGCACTGGTAGGTTTCGACTTTCATTGTAGTTCTTTCAACACAAAACTAAAAGGCTTAACTTTCTTCCCTCTATCGAAATTATCGATAAATTTGGTCACTTTTTCCGGAAGAGGCAATTCTTCATTGTTAAAACTATACCACTCAGAAATTACTGTTGGCTTTCTTCCCGTTGCTTCTTTGATAGCCAAAGCAACGGGACACTGCCAAGGATTAGTTGTTTTACCGTTTATAATGTGCTTTTCAGTAACATGAATTTTCATTGTGGGTATTCCTTCAGGAAACTCTCCAAAGTAGGATAGTCCCACGCCAACGCTGGAAATTTTTTGTTGAAATTATTATAGCGTTCTTCTGCGGTTAAAGGCTTATTTCGCCACTGCTTTGGTATCCATTCGTAGACAATGCCAGCCGAAATAAATGCTGCAAAAGGAAATACATAGCACATAAGCCGTATAAATTTGCTTGGGGCGAAATAATTGTACTCCAGCCAGTTTCCTTCTATGCTAATGTAATATTTATCTACAAAGTAACCTGAAAACAACCACAAAACTATGAATATCCAAATCATTTCATCTCTCCAAACATTTTAGTAACCGATTGCTTCAAGCTTTTTTCCTGCCGCGCAATTTCAGCTTTCCCGAATTGCATTTTTATATGCTGTCCAGCCAACCACGCGTGATAATGCGGCTCCCGATCTGGAATGTAGGACAAGATTGCGTTGCAAGCTGCCGCCTCAACATGACCGCCATTCATCCACAACATCTCGTTGTCCTCGGCCCAGTCTCGTAAATTTTCCCATGACGACTGAGAAACCTTACCCCAGTGAAGCCAATAATACAACCCTTCTAGAGATTCTGTCAAGTGTTTTCCTGAGAAAGTTTTCAGCCCCGCAAACGCAGATCTCCGCGCAAAATGCTGTAAGATTAGAGTTGCATCTTTGCTGAGTAAAGGTAACATTTCCTGTGCCAGGAATCCGCCTTTGTGCTCTGTCCATTTTCCGGACATCTCAACGATATGAAGGACGTCGCCCCGCGCCCAGTTTAAGGCTTCTCGAACAGAAGGATAGGCCGGTCCACTGAAAATAATAGAACTAGTGAAGGCGTAGCATAACTGAGATTTCAAGATTTCACCTTCTTAGTCGCTCGATTATGGGTTTCATCTGATACATAACTCAAGTCACCAAACCCACTGAGCGAATATCCGATTAATTGAGCAAACTGTTCGTAATCCTCTTGGCTAAACGGCAGGCAAGCAAGTTTATTCATATCAAAGGGTCCGTGATCTAAAAGAAAGCACACAATCTCATTCTTCTTGAATCGAAGAGTTCCGAAGGAGTCTTTCATAACTGGTTGAACTGGATGTTTCTTAATTTTTGCCATTTTTCCACCTGACTGCCTGCTCAAAAACATCTTCCCACGAAACCTCTGAAATTGCAACCATTGTTATGAAATCTGGAGTTATGTTGAAACCGATATAGTACATACCGTCGTGTTCCACCGCTCGTCCAGAAGGTCCGAATATCTCTATCGATTTTTCTTGCGCGTCTGATAGTTTCACAGCCTCTTCCCCCAGCCGTCCATCTTGCGCAACAACTCACCCATATCCTCTTCATGCGTAGGGATGTGATATTTGGCTAATTTCTCGCCTATGTGAAGCGCCTCGAGTTCCAACCTAGCCTTAGCCGCATCCGTCTCAGTAGCCTTGCTCGTGCCAAGGAATAGGTGGACATTGTTTACGGCATGCGCCAGCGCATTAAGATTCTCCCATTCGGAATTATTGAGCTGAGCATGGTCGAGAACGTTGACGATGGCTTGGTAGGCGAAGTAGTAGTCGGAGCGTGCCGAAAGTAAACCAATGCAGTCCGATTTCATGCAGATGTATGGCCCGGATTCTCCATATTCGCAGCCATAGTTCGCAGAGGGTTCAGGTGCGCGGCACGGATAGTTCACTTTGTCAGAAAAGATGATATCTGGGTCTGGATGCGGCGCTATTGGAGCCAAAGCAGGCAGCCCACACGTCAATAATTTCTTGTGCTTAAAGGCGCAGTAGTATCCGGGACGATGAGGGTCCGGGGAATACTGATCCCATTCAACCTCACGGCCTGCAAGGATAGACTTATCTTGGGGAGTTGGATTTGTCCCAATTAGCGGCTGTCCCCACGCCGTGCCTGCCAACAGCAATGCGATGATGATTGGTTTCATGGTTGATCCTCTTTCTTTGGCGCACAGTTCTCAAGAGCCTTACCGAGAATTTCATGTAAATCAGACCTTATATCTAAAACAAATTCAACATAACCGTTTCCTTTGCAAGTAAAGCAAATTCGAGCATTCATGCAGGAGTCGAATGCGCCATCACCTGATGAGCGGCATAGATCATCGCAGCATCCATGAACCCATCCTGAGCCATTGCAAGTAGTACAGTGAATGGTGCCATCGTCTTCATCTTCATCGTAAGGTTCAAAGACTATTTCGTTCATTTCTCCCCCTCGATACACCGCGCAATCTCGGCCCATGCTTCCTCTTCCGAATCCATTGGGTCACTTAATGGTATGTCTTCATCTACAAAGACTCGGAACTTCTGCTTATATTCCAACTCTTCACTGTTTGGATTAAGTCTGTAGCCAATCCGTTTCCAATATCCCATGTGCGCGTCCGGCCATTTCTGCTTCACGATCTCTTCATCCGTTGGGCGGTTCATGGCTTGGACGCCTTTAGCGCTTCCTGGTGTAGGGCTGTGTTTGCGTCACAATAGCCGTGGTGGTAGGCTGTTACCCAATGGTGGGCTGTGTACGGATTGGAATATTCCCACCCGCGCCAACCGGCTTCATACCCGCTATCATAACCACTGTGAGTTCTATTTTGCACAAATCTATCCGGTACTTCGTAGGTAAACCAAAGCCGCTTCGCTCGAAGTAAGTTAAGAGCACACTGTTGACACTTACTCACCCCTTCTTCTCCGTTTCTGAATTGGACAATGCGCGAATTGCAGTAACTAGGGCAGTAGCCATATCTGCCTCCATACTGTCCCATTGGTGCATCTCAGTTTCAGCTACTATTGCAGCTTCCTCAAGTCCAGCCTTGCGGCCTTCCGCGAGGATATTTTTCTCTGCATTGCAGGCGCTGTTGAAAGCTATCTTTGCTCCTTCATATTTGGATTTCCATTCGGATACCTCCGCATCCCGCTCTTCAAGCTGTCGCTCAAGTTGTGCCATCTTGTTCCGCACATCGAATTTTTGCAACACGGCTTCTTGCACGTCTGCCTGTTCGCTCCATATCGTATTTTGGAATTTGTTCAACTGTTGCTCAAGCTCCAGTATTCGTGATTTATAGTCAATTACAAAATCTTTTGCATGGCCCAGTGCCGATATAACAGCTTTGGCTTCAAGCTGAGGCCTGCGTGCCCAACCAATCACCACATTTATCCAGCCGATAGCGGGATCATCTGCATCGCAATCACACGGCCCCGGCTCTTCTGCGGGAGCTATGCTAGTAGAGCAATCGGAAGCATTAAACTCTTTACCGCTTTCTCGCTTAAAACGGTCTGCTTTCTCTTCGCGTGTTTCTTTATGCTTTTCCATGACTCTCCTCTTTCTTCTCTCGCACCAGTGCCTCACTAGCCAATTGCTCTATCTGATCTGCCCAGAATTCAATTCTCGGTGCGCAAGGTACATCTGCCAGTTCAATCACTTGCCTGTGGCTGCGATCACGAATTTCCCGTAGCGCCTGTTCAAGCTCTAGGACGCGTTCGCGCTGTGCGATGACATATGGAATCTGAGGAATGAACATTAGATTTTCAAGTTGATTCTCCACTCGGTTGTCTTGCAAACTCAAAGCTATTGCCACATCCCGAATTGCCTGCTCCAGAAATTCACTCATGATTCAATCATCCTGTCTTGTGTTAATCCGCAGCGTTCACAGTGCCGCTTCTGTCGATCCTCGGTCACTTCGTAGCTGTCCATCCTAATCCCGGTCAAATTAGAAACTGAAAATTGTTCTCCTTGCCATTTGTAAGGCTCCCACTTTGACCATCGATGAAGGAACAACCAGCAGCACCTCATAGAACCTCCGTTTTATCTAATATCGCGCAAGCCTCTCGTATGTCGAATACATCGCCATTTTCATCGTGGCCTCCAGTATCCTCGATGCTATCGACTAGATTGATTAGAGCTATGCGCAACTCTTCTACTTGGCGAGACAAATTCACTTCGGCCATGGTTGCACTAGGAAAATCCTTCACAAATCGAGTGCGCGTTACCTGGACTTGGGCGCGTTTTTTTGCTCTCTGCTCTAAGCTAAGTTCATTGGTCATTGGATGGATCGATCCTTTATCTTTTTGTTGTGTCTATCCTTAAGCGCATTCAAAACTTGCTGAATCGGATGAGCCACCCATGAATCAAGGTACAAACTAAGCTCCTGCTTGGATGTTTCACTGCATGCGCAGTCCTCAAGAAGGGCCGACTTTAGGGCCATTTTAAGTAGTTTTACTTCTGAAGCGTTGATGGTTCCACGAAGTTGTCTTGATCCTTTACGTCTCATTACTGCAACTCCTTCTCGGCCTGTTCCAGCCAAGGTTCCAGCGGGGATGTGGACATGTTTGGCGGAAAATCCTCTCCATTCCAAGCGGCAATCGCGTTCGCCAGCGCCCTCATCGCCACCTTCTCGTGATGTTCGGCTGCATTGGCTTGAGACTTGATTTCTCCAATCTTCTTATCAAGCCTATATGCTTCCATACGCTCATAATTCAATTGATCATTAAGCTCCCTCACTTCTTGGATGAGACGCAGAGATTCCCCGTAGAATAAGCCACTACCTAGTTTTGATACTCTTGCTTCCCACTTTTGCAGCTCTTCCTCGCTAATGCTCATGGCTTCTCTTTCTGGATTGATGATAAGTAGTCTTCTAATTTAGCACGGCAACTTCGGAGTCTCAATTCAGCAGTACAATAGTGCATAGTCACATTTTCAATTTCCTCCATAAGAACTGAAATGCGATTCTTTTGCGTGGAATTTAATGTCTTTTCGTGCAATTCTTCGCTCAGTAGTTTGCTAAGTGTCATTGCTCGATCCCCTCTTCTCCGTTTGCTTATCGATCTCTCGTAATACTTCACCCGCATCACACATTAGATCGGATAAACTTTCGTGGAACTTTTCACTGGATATCTTCGTATAGGCATGCAATAAATTCCGCAAAGCATCTACCAGCTTTTCGTGATACTTAAGAGCGGTATTCTGTTTAATAAATTGAGAATTTCTTGCCTTATATTCAGCATCCCATTTTTCATCCCGCTTAGCACGGCGCTCTTCTACATTCACAGGATCGTGTTGCTTGCAGTACCACTTTCCCTCGCGCTCAACAGTTGCACTACGTGTACAGGTTTGACCACGGTAGCTATTTCGGTTAAACATCAGCTCCGAGCATCTGTGTTCGCTCATAATTCAACCTCTTCAAGGAATTTCTCGAAACTACGCTGTAACTCTATCACTTCTTCTCGCATTTTGTCAAGAGAATTATGTGTGCAAATTTCAGATCCGGCAGCCAAGTGGACTAGCTCGTGCAATAGTCCGTCATCCGCTATGCTCATCTGTGTCCAGTTTTCCTTGCCGAGCAGACTCAGACACAGCATGCAGCCGTGAAGACAACCTAACCAGTCTTGACGGTCAAAGGATGTAGTGGGATCTTCTCCTCGCCATCCCGAGAAATCGTAGGTTGCGCCGGATTTTGTGGTGTATTTCATTCGTGAACATCTGCTAAATATGATGAAAGTTGTACTTGTAGAAGATCTGCTTGCTCGCGGGTCATAGTAATCCTACTCAAGATTGTTCCGCCCGGCAAGACTTGTCGAATTTCTACAAGACTCAAACCATCGGCATCTGGAGATACGCTGAT